ACCTTATGTGAGTGAGAGAAAGCCAATGCAGAACCGTCCAACCCTTGATTTGTGGTGTGGCCAAGCAAGTGAAAAACCCTTGGTCGGGGACAGTACCGGTTTCTGGGAATGGTTGAAAGAGAAGAACACTCAAAAGGAGAAGGTGTTGGACAACAACCTCTACCTTGAGATTCCTCTGCCGCCAAGACCCATTCGCACTGAGGACTCGTCCTCCGAAACACGGGATAATGCTGGAGACTCCTCCAGGGTCTCTTTCGAGGTGGAGATCAACTATACCAACGACTAGACGCACACCCAAGGGCCAGAGGAAACTCTGGCCTTTTGCGTTGCATTTACGCATACTTAGGAACCAGGGCATGTCCGCAAACTCAAACAAAATTCTCAAGTCGCTCAAGGATATCGAGACGCGTCTAAGTGTGGTTGACACGATGCTTTCCGACCGGAAGCAGGCCAAAAAGAAGAAGGTTAAGTCCAAAACTTCTGAAACCCCCTCAGAGGAAGAAGTCCCGGGCAACATCACCTACATTGTCCCTCACATTGCTCGTGCCTTTAAGGACATTGAGGGAAAGTCCATTCCGGTTCCTCAATTGGTCACGATGTTCGATGGCTGGAGCCAAAGCCTCTTTGTGGCTGCCTGCGAGAACAGGAATAGCCTAGGCAACAAGGCCCTAGAGGAACACACCACAAAGGCCTTGCAAATCTGCCAGAGCCTTCTGTCGGCGCTCCATAATCACGTTTCCTCGTCCAGTTCCCCGGGCTAATCAGCCTAGGCCGCTGCCCGAACCTGGAGTAAACGGAAGCCCGTAGCCAAAGACGTTTCCAAGGGTTCCAGTGTTGTATACAGCCGAGCCCGTGAGGATAGGAAAGTCTCTGTGTTGGATGAGAGTGAGACCAGCCATTATGCAAAGCGTTCCGGTGGCTGCGGTATTGCTTCTGACAAACAGAGTCTTGCAGCGAATGGGCATACTTGGGTGGGTATCACCAGACTGAAGAAGAATAAAGTTGGAACCATTGACACCGTTTTCCGTGAAACCCATACGGATTGTGCCCGAGTGTGCGTGTGCAATGATGTGATTGGTCACATAGGGAAAGTCAATCCTCCAAACCTGAGAGGTGACGTTCGAAGAGGTAACCCATGGAAGACCGGAGGCCTGATATTCTGCAACATTGTTTGGTCCTGAGCGTGGTGGCATAAAGGTCATTGTCTTGGTTTCCTTTTTCTTCTTGGGAGTTGGGTGCCCTTGCGATAGTTATAACTATGCTAAAGCTCAATGATTTGTTTGTCACCTATGGAGACACGGCTCACGCTGAACTGGCTGTTTTCCTTGATTTGCTTCGTTCCCTTGGCATGATCCACCACCAACATCACTGGCAGGCCACGGGTTCTCAGGCCTATGGAGACCACCTTCTATTTCAGCGTCTCTACGAGGCTATTGACCTCGAGATTGACCAGCTTGGTGAAAAGACCGTGGGTCTTGGCGGCAATCCCCTTGTGGACTCTCGTCATGCCCTGGTGAACATGCCAAGGTTCATCAATGCCGTGGAAGAGGGTCTTGTGATTTCCCCGGATGAGTCTCCTGCCCTGGCAAAGGTAAGAAGAAGCCTTCTGGCCGAGCGTTCCTTCATCACAGCGGGCGAAAAGCTGATGAAGATGCTTGAAAGCAAGGGACAACTCACTCGTGGCGTGGAGAATCTCCTTGGCGGAATCCTTGACACTCACGAGACCCACGTTTACCTTCTAGAACAGAGAAGCAAGACTACCTGAGAGTACCACCGGAGACCACCTTAAGGTGATCCGAGGGGAACCAGCCAATCTGCTGATAGGCATCCAGAAAAACAGGGAACACGACCACAGTTTCGTTTCCGCCTAGGGATGCTCCCTGGTTTTGAAGGTGGTGCATCTGAAGGCGATGAACCTTGAGGCCATCTCCCTGGATAACACCAGTGCTACCGGTCTTCACGCCACCCATGGACTTAACCACACCGAAACCATCATAGGTTTGCTGGAGGGAACCATCCGGGTTCGTAACTGGAGCATAGACGTGGACTACCTCGTCCTTGTTGATGTGCATCATGTTCGAAACTATCTGTACTCTATCGCCCTTCATGTTCTGCTTCCTTTTCTTTGCGCTCCTCTTCCTCCTCTAGGGAGAGCAGCTCAAGATACGTTTTGTTGATGTCTTCTACCCAATGCTGGCATGCCAAACATACCTGCTTATTCCTATGCTTGTCGCAAAAGATTTTGTGAACGTCATAGATGCTATGACATTCCTGAATGCGCTTAATAGTCGCCTCTAGCCGAGTTTTCTTTTCCTGGTTCATTCAACTTCGTTTACAACCACTGAGTTACAGGTTAGAACAAGACCAACAACGCTTGAGGCATGCTCCAGGGCGCAGCGGGTCACCTTCACCGGGTCAATGATGCCCTGAGCCACAAGGTCATCGTACTTGCCTAGGGCAGCATTATAACCATGGCGGAAGCGTCTGTCGTTTTCGTCAAGGATCGTACCATCCGTGGCGATGGACTGCTTCTTCATCTTGCTCTTGACGCTCTCAATGTAGGAAATGAGGTCCTCTGGGGCTACATTTCCAACGTCGATGTAGAAAACCTTGTGATCGCCATGGGATTGTACTAGCTTCTCGATGACGATATCCGGGGATACGCCTGTGTTACCCACAATTGTTCTAAGTGGAGCCTCACATACATTGGCAATCATCTCAATTCCTGAAACTTCGTCTTGTCCGAGACCAAACGTCAACACGGCTTCCTTGATTTTGTGTCTAAGATCAAGGGCTGCGTAGAAGAGGGCCGTGCCACCACCCGGAACGATTCCTTCCTGGGTGGCTGCCATGGTTGCATTCACGGCATCCTCAACTCGGTCTTTTTTCTCTAGGATTTCGACCTCTGTGGAACCACCTACCTTAATGACAGCAATACCACCACTGAGCTTGGCTAGACGTTTTCTGGTCTTGTCAGTGTGAAGAGCATCCAGAGTTCCCTGTTCCAGAAGAGTCCTTAGATTGGCCACTCTTTGCTCCACAGCGGCCTTTTTGTCCTCACCACCGGATCCAATGATGGTCGCACCACCCCTGCCAACGATTACCTTCTTTGCCGTACCTAGACTGTCTACCCCGGCGTTCTTGATGGACAAATCGGTCGTGGCTCCAAAAACAACGCCTCCAACCAGGGTCTGAATGTCAGAGAGAATGTCTGCACGGTGCTCACCGTAGCTAGGAGCCTTGATGGCACAGACCTTGAGGATACCCTTCGTCTTGTTGACGATAAGGGTGTGAAGGGCATCGCCTTCCACGTCATCTGCAATGATTAGGAGGCTGCGATTGTTCTTTGCGACACCCTCAAGGATCTTGATGATATCCTGGATGGACGAAACCTTGTTTGGAGTCAAGAGAACGTAGGGATTGTCAAGTTCACAGGTGGCCTTCTCGGAATTGGTAACGAAGAAGGGGCTGACGTAGCCGCCATCCACTTGCATGCCTTCCACAACCTCCAGGGTCGTCTGAACGCTCTTTGCGGGCTCGATGGTAATGATACCATCCTTGCCAACCTTCTGAATGGCTGTGGCAATTAGCTCACCAATGGAGCGATCCCCATTGGCCGAGATTGTGCCAACGTTCACAATGTCTTCCACGGAGCTTACAGGAATCTTTCTTTGCTTGAGGAATTCCAGCACCTCAGCGGTTCCAATGTCCATTCCCTTTTTGAGTCCAATTGAGGAGCGGTTGGTGGAAATCATCTTGATTCCCTCGGACAACATGGCTCTGCCCAACACAGTGGCTGTTGTGGTGTTGTGTGTTGGTACATAGTCATTAGTGATGTAAAGATGATCACTGTTGCTAACCTTGATGCACATCATTTCTGTCTTTTCACCAAGCTTCTCTATGCCTTTGAGCCTCAAACCATACCTGTTCCCTTTCAGTTCACAAATTCTGTGTATGATTCCAGTTCCAAAGGACCCATCATTTTCTTTTCTATGATATGCTTTATGATATACCGATTTGCCCAGGCTTTTGCACAGCTCGATAAAATCACGGCAAAGCTGATCGCTTGCCGTACTGTATTCAAAAAGACCTTTCTTGTTGACGTATCCGTCAGTGTCAATTAGTCCCTGAAGTAGACGGTTACGAGTATCGATGGAAGAAAACAGGTATTGCTTCGGAATGAACTTGTTACGACTGTTTGTCCCAAGCAATCCGAGGTCGGTCAAATGAGTTTTTATCACCGACTTCAAACCTACTGGCTTACGGTTCTTTCGTTCGCTGCCTGTGATTGTCGCTTTAATATAGTGCTTGTTGTCACGATAGAATTGTTTTCTGAGCTTTGTTCCGGTTGGTAGAATCAAATTATCGAGCATGTGCTCTTGATGTAGTCCCACAGCGATTTCTACATCATGCATGAAAGACAGGCTTCCATCTCCGAGCAGAACGCCCAGCAGATATGGATCAATCGGAATCTCTGTATTCGACGCAAATTCTACAACTGTAGGTTTGATGAAGTATTTGCCGCCCCCGTGGCCGCTTCTTTCGACTCCATTTTCCAACAATTGCTTCGTTGTTAGCGTTTTTTTGCAGCCACGCAGGGTTGTGACGCTCCATAGATGCTCTTCGCTACATTCCACAAAACGACTGTCTGTGTTTCCATCTGAGAAAGTGACCTTGTAGATATCTTTTATGCCTTTGTTGTAAACGCCAAGAACACTTTGCACGGTTCCGTTTGTCCCACAAATAGCATCTCCAACCCTTAGACTTCCTAGGTTGGTCCACCCTTTGGGTGTTAAAACCTTGGCATAGGTTGGTTGCGGCCCATCGCCAGCAATTTCATTCGTCTTACCAGCAATTTCCTTGAGAAGCTCTGCTCCCATGGACTGGAGTCTGTCTCGGAGCTTGATGGAACGAGCCACCGTCACACCATCCTTGGTGATTTGAGGAGGCCCGGTTTCCATGTCAATGATAACCGAGTGACCGCTTGGTCCCATGGTGCTCGCCACTGCGTCCGCAAGGATGTTGGCTCCCTTTAGAAGCTCATCGTGGGCCCTTGGGGCAAACACAACCGTTTGCGTGGGTTCATCAACAAACGTAGAAGGCTGCTTTGTCTTTGTCATTCTATCACTGTCCTCTAAGGTTCAAGCGGACTTTCTTGCCATCCGGCAATACGACTTCCTCGCTATCAATTAATGTACCATCAGCAGAGGTTTCGTCATCTGGCTGCAATTTCTGTCTTAGCTCATTTCTAAGCTGTTCCCTGCTCTGGTCCCTGCCCCTCTGCTGAGGAACTGTAATGTTCTGATCTGTTGGTCTCAGTGCATGAGTCTCAAAGTCGTTGATGAGATTTTCAGGCGCAATCTTGCTTGTGGTATCCTCTGCCAGTCCGGTGCCATCATAGGACTCACTCCTTGAGGAAGACACCTGTCTGCCATACCAAGTTTCAACCTTCTTCTCGGCCTCGGTTACAAGATCGTCAAGAAAGGAAGAAAGCCGCTTGTAGAGAATGTCCCGAATCTCATCGAGGGAGCTATAGATTTCTCCGTCAAGCCTATTGGAGTCAATGACTCTCTCCTTGCCTGGCGGACCAAAGGAAACCTTCCAGGAAACGTGGTTTCCGTCAAGTTTCTTTACGACAATCTCCTCAACGACCACGGCAGGAACAATCTTCTGCTTGACATTGGAAAGGACGTAGATAACCTGCCCAATGGACAGGGATTTATTGGAATTGCTCATTGTTCCCTTTCGAGTAGGAGACGACTATGGCCCAAAGGAAAGACTCAGGTCACTTCTTGCCAAGCTGCTTCATCATGTCCTCTGTGAGAACAAGAATGACCTCCTGACCCCCGGTCTTCTTTTCGTAGGGGGTAAGGTCAATGGCGACCAGCTTCTCACGCAACTTCTGGTTGTTGACGTGTCCGCCGTAGTTCTCAAAGAGATACACTAGCTTATCGATAACAGATGGGTGCAACTTCATTGTCAGTTCCTTTTCTTCGAGGACTTCTTCGCCTCGTGTTCCTCAATCTTGCTCTCTTTTTGCTTTTGTGCAGCGGCCTGCAAGGCAGGTGCCTTGGAGAACACCTTGTCCAGGATCTTCTTGCCTTCTGTCTGGGCTAGCTTGAGAGGCTGCATACCAACGGCCACTCTAACCATGTCGTTGATTTCTGGTGGGAGTTTCTCCTTGAGAAACTCCATGTCAATGTATTTGTGGGGGATCTGATCCACGACCTCGGCTTCTCTTCCCTGATCGTCCGGTTCTGTTTCTCCGGTGTGATGGTACTCGAAGATGAAAAGGACCGGTGGCATCTTCTTGTCCTTCTGTACCTCGATATAGGGGAATGGAATTGCCTTGGCGTCTGCGGAGGATGGTTCCTCGTAAAGGATTACAGGGATTTCGTACTTCTCTTGTTCGTTGCTCATTTTTTCATTCCGTGTTTGATCATTGCTAGAATCTCGCCCGCCGCAGTGCTCATAGTGTGTCTGGCGTAGGACTCGTTGATAACAATATTGTACAACTCCATCTGTTTGTTTGAGTCTGGATGAATTTCGTAGATATTGATCCCGGTGTCTCCTGAGGTGACAGGGCAGAAGAGAACCATGCAGGGAGCATTCAGGTGGTCCTCAAAAATCTCCTGTTTGAACGTCCCCCTGATGTGCTCAATTTGTTCTGCAAAATGCGTGGGACTTAGATTGCCCATTGGGACGTTGAAGACGATGACATAGGCCTTGAGATGGCCCATGGCCTCGCCTTCCTCGGTCTCAGTCACAGGTTCTCTTTCCGCTCAAGAATCTCTACGAAGGTATCGAAAGTGTCCTTATAGCCGACCTTCTTCTTGATCTTCACGGTTCTCATGGCCGCCTGAAGGGTCTTAATGTCGAGCTTGTCCGAAAACTCCTCAATGAGTTCCTTCTGGTCCTCCTTGAGGGTCTCGATCTCGTGCTCGATGACCTTGAAACGCTCTATAAACTGATCCACCAACTCGGTAAGCTCACCAATTTCGTCTGGCTGACGCTCTGCTGCATCCATTTTACTCGTCCTTTGTGGCAGGAAAGTGCCTGCCATCGAGACTAGAATAGGAATCCGCAAATGGATGTATGGAGCTACTGAATGGCGTTAATCTTCTGAATTGCCTGAGTAACCATGGGCTTTGCAGCTGGGTTAACCGTAAGGAGTGTTTCAAGCTGACGAACATAGGCTGGCTTCAACATGTCCTTAACGGTTGCCACGATCTTTTTCTGAAGTTCCTGGTCCTTCTCAATGTCAGCCAGGATTTTGTCATCGGTCTCGCCCTTACCAAGGGAGGAAATGGCCTTTTGATAGTTCGCACCAAGCTTTGCCTTCATCTGAGGGAAATTAAAAGACAGGTCCTTAACGGCAGCCCTCACAATGTAGTTCACGGCCTCTCCCTGCATGGCCCTGGCAACCTTGGAGCCTGCAATCTGCTTCTTAATGTCGGGCCTTCTAAGGAGACCGGCCAACTGAGAACGCAACCAGGCCTCAGGGTTTTGTTTGGTCTGAGGAGCCTGTGGAGCCTGTTTAGGGGTAGGAGTCTGAACAGGCGCTCTCTGCTCCCAGATACCACCATAATCCCCACCGAGGTCGCCCATATCGGCATAACCCCCAGAGTCATACCCATATTCCGAGGAGTGCTGCCTGGTAGTTACCCTGCCTCCACCCGTTTTCATGTCTCTGTAGGATTTTAGGATTGAGGCAACAGCCTCCGAACCACCGGTCAGGACACCCAGAAGCTCCAGAGCAACCTCCGGGGCCTTGGATACCATTTTTTGGGCAATGGCTGCCTGAGGGTGAAGCAGGAAAAGAGTTCCCCAAACGTCCGGGTTATTAAAGGCTTGCCAGTTTCTATCGAGAACGTCCTTGAATTGGCCGTCAATCTCACCGAGGCGAGCAGCCATTTTCTGGCGATCCTGAGCTGCCATGGCCCTGAGAGAACCAGCCTCGGGCTTGATGAAAGGGATGAAAAGGAAGGCCAACTGTTTCACCAGAAGCTTTGCCTCCCCTTGGGCGGTGGCCGAAATCTTCTCCACACCATGGGCTGCCGTGGCAATGATATCCGTAAAGGGTTCAACAAAGGCCTTGTAGAGAACATCATTGCTAAAGTCAGTCTGTTCTGCTAGCAGTGCCTCCTCAATGGTCTTTCTGACAAGCTCCTCAAGAAGTCTTTTTTGGCTTGGCTTGTTCATCTTTCTTCCTTTTCTCGGCTGCTAGCGTGCGAATCTGGTTGTACTTCCTGAGGCCCCATCCTGGGCGTCTACGAATCCAGGTTGGATCGTGCCTCATGTTTTCTGGGATGGAAAGCAGGATGCCTGTGTTCCTCTTCCAGTAGTTGATGATTTCCAGTTCGAAGTTGTTCAGTGTGTGCTTCTTGCTGGAGTAATGTCTCCTGGAAAAGAGCTTCCTTCTCTCCTTCGAGAGTCTCCACAGAATTTCCTTCTTGACGGAAAGCCAATTGTCGGTGCCCACAGCGAATGCCATGACGTAATCCACTGTATCCCTGATGATTGGTTCCATAGTGACTCTGAGATTATCTGTAAATAGCGTGGAAGGCTACCAATTAGGAGACCATATATATTTCTAGGAATCATGAGACAGACCATCGGACTAATCGCAGGCGGCTTCAAGCCTCTCACTCGTGGACACTGGGCGCTTATTGAGAAGGCCTCAAATGAATGTGACTTGGTTCACTTAGTCATTTCAAGCAAGGATAGAGAGCGTCCAGGCGAGCTGCCAATTCGATGGGAACAGATGGGTAAGGTTTGGAATGAGTTCATCGTTCCTCGACTCCCTAAGAACGTCAAGGCCACTTTTTCAAGTGCTCCAATCCGAAACATAATGGACATTCTCATTTCTGCCAATGCAGACGAGAACAATCTCAACACCTATTTCATCTACTCGGATCCGGCCGACATTGCTGCAAACTACCCAGACCGTGCTCGTGAGAAGTACATGAAGAGACTTCTGGGTAATGATCAGATCGTGTTCAAGGAAATTGAACGCACAGGCGGAAACAACATTTCCGGTACGATCATGAGGAAGCACATTGCCGATGGCGACCTAAAGTCCTTCATCGCAGGCCTACCTGGCCCGGTTCAGATGTTTGGACCTGAGATTTTCCGAATCCTTGGCGGAACGATTCCCTCTAAGGCAAAGCCTAGCTAGACCCGTTAGGACTTAACCTTGGTGGCTCCACGGAGCTTCACCTTGATTTCGTTTGGCTCCACACTGGACTGTGTGTTGCGTACCTCCACAAGGTAGTTTCCTGTGGTGGTTGTAATCTTCACGCTAAGCTGCTTCGTGGCTCTTTCCTTGGACCAGAACGGATAGGTCGCAACCACAGAGGTTACGGCACCAAGCTTCTCTAGAGTCTTTTTGGCTGTGGTAAGGTCAAGCACGTCAACCTTGTCTCCACCACGCTTGCGGACATACCAATATCCGTAACCATAGGCGGCTGCAAGGAATTGCTGAATTTTGACTGCATTGAAGCTCACAGGCACATTGATGAGGGGCTTCTTTGTTGGGACTCTGTTTGCGTAGTCCGTAATGCCCTTGGCCACAAGGTTCTTGTCGATACCCAGGGCTTCCACAATGAATTCATCTAGCTTGTGTGGCTGAGGCCTGATTACAGCCTTTGTGCCGACCATCTGACTGATAAAGGCTCCCTTGTAACCGGAATTGGCAAAGGTAAGACCATCCTCATTCTTAAGGGATACATACATTCGATTTCCGTTCTTGAGCAAAATGTCCATGTCAGAAATCATAGGACCAACGTTCTCGAGAGTGGTACTAAGAGGTCTCTTGACTCTCTTTGCGCTCGCAATGTTGACGCCAGCTACCATGGCAGGGCTTAGTCCTAGACCCTGGAAAACCTGCTTGGAGAAGTTGTCGAATTTGCCTTTAACAGCATTGGACATGGACTTGAGAGCCACCTCTTCAAACTTCTGACCCTCATTTCGACCCTGACCATAGACGAACTTGATCTTCTGAGCAATGCTGGGCTTGGAAATGACATAGGTGTTGAACTTGGTGGAGCTTGCACCAGCCTGACCTGGCTTTATGATTTTCACCACCGAGAGCTTTGCAGTCTTGAGCATTCGGAGCACGGCGTCTGGACTAGGAGGATCATTGCTGTCCACTGGCTGAATTCTCCAGGCACCCTTCTTTTGACCAGAGGCTCTTAGGGTGTTGCTAGACTTCTTGATGAGCATGTCCATGGCCGACTTGATGGTCTCAGGCCTTGCTGAGGATGGCATACGATCCTCAACAACCTCTTCCTCAAGCTCCGTTACAGGAGTCGCAGAAGCAGTGGTGTCATCACCGAAGGTCTCCTCATCGGTCTCACCACGTTCCATTTTCTGAGTGTCATCCCTGAGTGCCGCCAGAATTATTGCATCGGGTAGTGCAGCCTCAGATTCTTGCTCAATGTTGGCGGTGGTTTCAACACCAGATTGAGCCATGGTCAGATTGGAAGGTCCAGTTTCCCTGGGTTCATTTTCGACCTCAGCGAACATTTCCTTCATGCTTTCTCTTAGCGTAATTCGTTTCATTTATACACTCTGGGTCAGTTGCCAATAATTACTCACAATCAGAGGTTTTCTTTTGGCCAACAACGATTCTTTCTTCAACAGGCTCACGAGACTCTTTAGGTCTGGGCCTTCCATTCAGAGGCGTGTCAAGGGCTACGACTATCGGACCTACTATGACAACGACATAATCAGGGGTAACTATGGATACAGGGCACCCTTTCCCTTTGGACGAGAGAGTTCTCCATTCTCGGTGCTTGGAGCCTATGGTATCCTTGACCGAATGGCCCGTTACAGCGAGTTTGCTGAGATGGAGTGGTGTCTTCATGAAGATACAAAAATTGCTGTTCCCGGTGGCTATAAGACCATAAAAGAATTGGCAGAAGAATATGGGACAGACAAGGAGTTCACTGTCTACTCATATGACCACGCAAAGAAGAAGATTGTTCCTGCGGTTGGTAAGCAGGCAAGACTAACGAGGCACGATCATGCCTGGCGTGTTGTTTTTGACAGCGGCAAGGAAATAATTGGAACGGCCGACCACAGATTGCTTAGGCGAGATGGAACCTACAGTACCATCGCAGACCTAAGGCCTGGTGATGCTATGATGCCTTTCTATCGACGTTCGGTGGGTACAGACAGAACAGAGAATCGGACCAACCAATATCAGACAATATATTCCATTTCAAGGGAAGACAGCAGATATGGATGGATCGCAGAACATCGCCTTCTAGCCGAACATGTTCTGGGTCGCAAGCTCAAGGCAAATGAAGTTGTTCACCACAAGAACTTTCTTGCCAATGATAACCGTCTAGAAAATCTTGAGGTCATGACAGAAACCGAGCATCGGCATCTACATGCCGCTGTTCTTAATGGCAAAAAATGGAGTGCCACCAGCAATGGAGAATGGATTGCCAAATTTAGGAAAAATCACTCTGAGTGGATGAAAAAGAACAATCCGGCAGAGAGAAAAGACGTTACTTTTGCAAAAGTGCTGCAGTGGTGTGATGCCAACGGCTTCAATTTGTATCGAGTTGCAAAGGCCTTCGATGTATGCCATGAAACTGTTATCAGCAGAGTTAAGGCAAATGGATTCTCAAGTTTCGAAGATTTCGCAAAGGCCTATAGACCAACTTGGAAAAGTGAAAGCTGGGACAATGAGGGTTCCAAAAATCCTAGGTACCGAAAGGATATCTCGTACCAAGGCATTTGCAATGCCTACTCAAAAGGAATTAGCAAAAGGCAGCTAGCCAAAAGTCTTGGCTGTTCTTCTGTTCCAATCGAAAAAAGGCTTAAGGCAGAAGGGTATGCCTCCTGGACAGAATTCGTCAACTCTTACGAGAATCACAAAGTAGTAAAGGTTGAGTATTACGGGCACATTCCGCTATATGACCTTACTGTGGATGGCTACAAAAACTTTGCCACCGACAGCGTCATTTCCCACAATACTCCCGAGATTGCGGCTGCCCTAAACATTTTCGCTGATGAGACAGTTTCTGGTGACGAAAAGGGGAAGGCCCTCCACCTCTACTCCAAAAACCCCGAGGTCAAGAAGGCCCTCGAGGAACTGTACTATGACATTCTGAACATCGACTTCAACCTGAGGCCCTGGGTAAGAAACCTCGTGAAGTACGGTGACTTCTTTCTCTACAACGAGATCATCCCAGACATTGGTTTCGTTAACGTCCAACCAATCCCTGTGAATGAGCTTGAGAGAGAAGAAGGCTTCGACAGGGATGACCCATACTCCATTAGATACAAGTGGCTAACCAGGGGTAACCGCTATCTTGAAAACTGGCAGGTCACCCACATGAGAATGCTAGGAAACGACCTGTTCCTTCCCTATGGCACCTGTCACGAGAAGACCACCAAGGTTCTAACCTCCTCAGGTATTAAGGAGATACAGCACATAGTGCCTGGCGACGTGGTTCTCTCTTTTGATCTCAAGTCGCAGAAAAAAGTCAAGTCACCAGTGTTGGGCGTCAAAAATTCAGGCTTCAAGAACTGTTTTGAATTTAGAACCAGACACAATTTCCTTAGAACTTCCAAGGAACATCAAATACTTGTATGGGATTCTTCTAGAGAGAAATTTGACTACAAAAGTGCTGGTGAGCTTCGGCTGGGTGACAAGCTTGTGATCAGCAAAGAGCACAAAATAGAAAATTCCAAGATCAAGATAGACAAAACCGCCCCTTCGGGCATTAACAAGAATGGCTATTGGAACAGTGTTTCTAATATTCCAGATGAGGTCACACCAGATTTCGCTCGCTTGTTTGGTTTTTTGATGGGCGATGGATGGATTACTGGCAATCAGGTCTTTTTTGCTAATGGCATTGACCTCAAACAAAACGAACGCTATTCTCTGTTGCTTGAAAAATTCTCTGGAAAGAAGGCAAACTCTGAGTGCCGCCAAGGCACGCAGACTGTGCTCTCCTCAAAAATGTTTGGTGAGATCCTGAAACGAATGGGATTTGCTGGCAAGGCAACCACCAAAAGAGTTCCTTCTTGGGTTTTTGGAGCTTCTGAGGATCTCCGTCTTGCTTTCCTGGAGGGATTTCATGATGCAGATGGTAGCTCTTTTGTTGATAAGTGGAATTGCGAACGCCGCACCTTTGAGCTATCCAATTATGACTTGATTAAGGACCTCAAGGCCCTTGCCCAGACGCTTGGCTTCAAAACAGGCAAGATAACAGAAAGAAAGTCTAGAACATTTGCAACTGGAATTGAGGAAAACGGTTCTTTCCGCTCGTTCAAAACCGTTAGCCCTTCCTATGTGTTTTATTGGTTTGCAGCACAAAACAAGCAAGTTAAAAAGCATGATGTGACCAATAGAGTTTCTGACGATTTCCTAATTGAGCCAATTGTGGCGATACAAAACGTTGGGGAACACGAAACCTACGACATTTACGTCCAGGACAACAACCACAATTTCTTTGCCAACGGCATTGTCACCCACAATTCCCTTTTGGAACCTGCCAGAAGAATCTGTATGCAGCTAAGAATGGCTGAGGATCACATGTTGCTCTATCGCGTGGTAAGATCCCCAGAGAGACGTGTGTTCTATATCGACGTTGGTAACGTTGCCCCAAATGACGTTCCTGCCTACATGGAAGCTGTTAAGCAGACTCTCCGTGCAAAGGACTTGGTTGACAAGTCCACCGGACGCATCGACCAGAGAAACAACTCGGTTTCCATCATCGATGACTACTTCCTGCCTGTGAGAGGTAATCAGACCGGCACAAAGATCGATACCCTGGCTGGTGGTCAGAATGCCACAGCCGTTGAGGACGTAAAGTATCTCCAGCAGAAGCTCTTTGCGGCTCTACAGGTTCCAAAGCCCTACCTTAACTTCGATGAAAACCTTTCGGCAAAGGCCAGCTTGGCCCAGCAGGACATTAGGTTCTCCAGAACCGTGTCTATTCTCCAGAGGGTCATCATTGCAGAGCTTAACAAGATGGGCATGATCCACCTCTATGCCAGAGGCTTTGACGGCGAGGACCTCATCAACTTTGAGTTGCGCCTGAGCAACCCTTCTACTGTGGCAATGCAACAGAAACTTGAGGCCATTGCAACCAAGTTCGAAATTGCTGGTGCTGCAAAGGAAACCAAGCTGGTAGACGAGGACTGGATTCAGAGAAAGGTTCTTGAGCTAACCGAGGATGAAATCATCAAAATTGAGGCGGGCCGCAGGAGAGACAAGATCCGTGAGGTAGAAATCGAGGCGGTGTCGGTTGCTGAGAATCTTCCAAAGCCAGATGCCACCATCGATCCTTTCCATCCTTCCAATTATCAGATAGGTGGTGGAGACGTGGCAAAGAATCCCCCGGTGGAGCAGCCTGCGCAAACCGTCATGGGAATTGGAACCCCATCCCCTGCTGGTGGCGGAGCCCCACTTGGACAGCCCCAAGCCCCTCAGGGTCCAGCTCTGGGTGCCCCAATTTCGGCTACTCCTTTCGCCTCTAGACAAAAGGAAAAGAAATCCCGAAGGGTTGGTCTTGGCGGGCGCAACAACCTTTCCATGCCTGACTTCTCCTCAATGCTCTCATCCAAGAACCGCTCCCTTACTGACGTATACGATAGCGAGACCATAAATCTCAGACAGTCCATTACCGAGGACATTGAGCTTGACATTAGGTCTGCTCCTTTCCTACCAAATGAAATGCGGTCCATCTTCAAGACCCTGGATACGCACTTCGAGAAGAACTACGCCAATGTGTCAGGACAGAGAAAGCTTCTCAGGGAGCTAAAGGAGCAGGTTCCAACAATCGACTTCGAGTTGACCGACGACGCCGACGAGGATGAGAAGTCCTCTGACGACTCCGAGCGTGAGGATTCCGAGGATTCCTTGCTGACGGAAACCCTTGAGGGCGTGATCAAGAAGGATGAGGAGGCCTCTGAGGACCCACCTGAGAACACCCCTAGGAAGCTGACCGATATCGATCTTTCGACTTTGGACTGACCTAGGTCGCAAATGCAAAATCGTGTGTCTATTTAACATTTGAATTGACCTGTAAAGAATGGGTAATTGCGAATGTACAAGCACAACAAAAAGAGAAACATCGGCCTGATTAGTGAGTTTTTTTCTCGTTATATGGCCGCAGCCTTTGTGGATGGCAGACACGCCGACATAGAAAAGGCCAATGCTGTTTGGCGCAAGTACATCAACCCTAAGACAGAGGCCTATCGGGAGTATGTGCTATTCAATGCTCTCCATGAGACCAGTCTCAAGGACCGCAATGTGGCTCACTCTCTTTTGGAGAAGGTCAAGTCCGAGGTAAAGAAGCAGTCCCAGGATCGTCTTGACAAGGAGAAGAATTCTCTTATCAACGAGATCAACTCTGCCCTCAAGGACCCTGAGTTTTTTGGTCGTTCCGTGGAAGACTACCGGGACATGGCTTCTATCCAGCTTTTGATGAATGCCTGGAGAGGTATTGGCTTCAAGGGCTCTTTGTCGGAGTTGGCAACGCTTGAGGAAAGCGTCTTGGACTCCATGCTCAAGACCAAGGTCCAGGTGACCGATGCCGCAGCCGATTTTTCGTCGGAGGACGTGGACGGACTTGTGGTTCGTTTTATGACCGAGAAGTTTAATCGCAAGTATGGCTCGAGCCTCAACAAGGAGCAGTCTGACATTGTTCGTCTCTTTGCTTTCTCTAGCAAGGACAATGACGCCAAGGAATCCCTGGTTCGGCTGTTGGAAACCATCAGGAAAACAACCCTCGAAGTCCTGGATAGCAGAACCCTAAAGGAGAGCATTGGTGTTCCCCTGAGCAAGAAGCTCCTTGAGATAAAGGAAATGCTGTCCACTGGTGGCAAGTATGGGAATGTTCAGGACCTGTCCGAAGATACGATTTCCTTCTACATGACAGTCTCGAAACTGAAAGAGGAAATGGAGAGTTCTGAATGAAACTACTACGAGAATTCAAGGAATTTGATTACGAGGTAATCTCTGAGGCTGCTGTGGCTGGCGACGGCCGTCCTGGTCGTCTCTTTGTTAAGGGCGTGGTGCAAATGGCCGACACCATCAACCAGAACGGCAGAATTTACCCAAAGCCAATTCTGTTCCGTGAGGTTGAGAACTATAAGAAGGTCATCGAGGAGCGCCGGGCAACCGGAGAGCTGGACCATGCCGATGAGCCTGTGGTTAACCTCAAGAACGTGAGCCACCGCTTTACCGAAATCTGGACCGAGGGAAATGTGGTCTTTGGAAAGATTGAGATCCTTCCAACCCCTATGGGCAACATTGCTCGTGCCCTCATCGAGTCCGGCGTCAAGATTGGCATTTCCTCTAGAGCCCTTGGTTCGGTGAGGAATCGAGGCGATGCAGACATTGTTGAGGACGATCTCCATCTGGTTTGCTGGGACCTTGTTAGCGAGCCCTCTACTCCTGGTGCCTTTATGATGAAGGAAGCCAGAGATATCGATCCAAAGATCCTAAATTCCATATTCTCTAAGTCCGATCGCATTGACCGTGTGGCTAATGAGATTCTGGGCATCAAGAAGGTAGGAAAGCTATGAAGCTAACGAAGAGCGAATTCAAGACGATGATCAAGGAGTGCATCAAGGAGCTCATTGGAGAAGGAGCTTTCGACCAGGCACTTCAAGAGGCTGGCATCAATTCGTCTACTCCCGTTCTATCGAACAGACCAAACAGACCCTTGACTCAAGGAAAAAAGCCAGCGGCTCCCCAAAATCAGAGGGGTCAGCAGCTTGACGAGAACCTCCGGGAGCGTGTTCGCCAGACTGCAAGTGCCATCGTGGGCAAAGACGACTTCCGTTACGGACCAAGCTTCGGCAGTGAGGAGTTTGAGGACCAGTACCAGAGCATGGTTCCCCTAGGTCTTCAGAAGCTTGTGGAATCGGCTGCACAGTCCGTGAGTCACAACGATCCAAACATCGCCAACCAGTACGCTGAGATTTTCGCAGACACCGCAATGCACACACTGCCAAAGCAAATGTCCTCGGATCCCCAGAGGGGTGGCTATGCAGGCATGGCAGCAGTTAATGCCCACGTTCAGGTAGAGAAGGTCCGTGAGGACCAACTCCAGAGTCTTGCCCCTCAGGGGGATATGAGCCATTGGGCGATGCTGGCCTTCGGTGGTGCTGGCGGAAAGAAGTGATTTCGGCTGCCACTCATAGTGACCAGCTTGGCGATTGAGAATGGGAAGTACAACTTAGTCGTCCTCTGGAATGCTGCCCTTGGTTAAAATTGGGGGCAGCATTTTCTTTTCGAGCCCCTATGGGAGATGAAAGCAGAACATTTGTGGGACTTGGTATATTTATGAACGATTAGGAGACGACCTGACCCATGGCAAGAAAACAAATAATGGTAGAGCCACCAGTGAGAACTAGGGGCAATGGCAGCAGCGACACTGCCAATCTTAGAGTCCTTTATCCCGGTTCCCCTGTGTATCGTGGGGAATTGACGGACGAAATCGCAACCGATCAGTACATGGACGAGATTCTCTCTGGCGAAATTAACGATGGCGGCCACACCTTCGGGACCGTGGACATTGACTATCGTGGGGCTCCAAATCTTGCAGACGTAGTGGTCGGTGGCGGTGGTCTTCCTGGCTCCCCCTATGGACCAAACATTGCAACTCCACCCGAGGGACAGAACCCAGCAGATATTCCTGCGGCAGGTGTTGAGGCAACTGAGCGTGCCAGAGGTAGTGGTGGTGCCTTCACAGGCGATGGTCTTAGGTCTCCTTCGGATACCTCGGCCGTCATTTCTCGTCAGACCATTGGCAGTTTGCAAAAGGGTAAGTCTACTCCTCTAGGCGAGTGATAGACAAAAGAAGAGGCTTAAATGAGTGACCTATACAAAGAAGCAATTGCAGACGCAAAGAAGCTCCGTGAGATTGCAGAGGAAGATGCCCGCAAGTCGATCATGGAGAAGGTGTCTCCATACATCAAGAAAATGATCGCAAAGGAAACTGCCCATGCCACGTCTTTCTTTTTTGAAGAAGAGGAGGATGCAGCACTGCAATCGGCAGAGCTTACACCTCCTCCTGTTGAGACACCGCCTGTTGATGCAGCTCCTACTGGTTCTGTTGATGCAAGTATGTCTGACATTCCTGCTACACCAGATGCCCCAGTAGAGGCTCCAATTGCCGCTGTGGGTTCTGAGGTTGCCAATATCCCGCTACCTGATGCAGATGGCAAGATTACAATCGACTTCGAGCAACTGTTTACCACGCCTGGCGCTGGTGACACCGTGGCTCCTGTGGACGTTGATGCCATTGCACCCGGGGCTCCACTAGAGACTACTCCACCGGCTGAGGAAGCTCCAATTGATGCTGCTGCCATGGAACCACCAGCAGAGGCAGTTCCTCCGGTTGAGGGTGACATTGCTGCACCAGCTTCTCCTGATCTCGTGGAGCCTGCTGCTGCTGCTGAGGCTGTTCCTCCTGTGGCACCACCAGAGGAAGAGGAATTGCCAACTCCACCAGTGGTTGAGTCTCTGGACAAGTTTAAGAGCCGTCTTGCAGATGTTGCATTCGGCGTTGAGGGTGTCTATCACGGCACCATGGTTACTGAAAACACACACGACCGTCTCAAGGACAGCTTGATGGGGCTACTAGAATCCCTTGATAAGATGCTGGAAAGCGGCGTAATCACTGAGAACCAGGCAAGTCAAAACGAAAAAAGACTTGAATTCTTGTTCCTGAAATTGAAAGAAGGAACCCTGGCCAATAGTTATAAAACAGAAAAGGGCAAAGAGGAAGATCCAATGGGCAAAAGTCTTAAAGAGTACGCAGCAAAACTATTCGAGAGCGATGACCAAGAGCGTTTGGCCCAGGATGCCGCAAGCACTGGTGACACAGGCGTAGTTACCCACAAGGCAGCCACGGCTCACGCCAAGGATGCATCTGGTCTTTCGCCCGAGCTAAGCGACCTTTTCAAGGAAGAACTAGAGGGTGGTAGCAAGACCGTTGACACAGCCTCCGAGGCTGGTACCGTTGACGAGCCTGCTCTACCTGGCACTGGCAAGTCCGTTAAGAAGCCACTTGAGCAGGGTAAGACCGGCTCGGTCTCTGAGGAAGTTGAAGCCAAGGGCCATGCAGGCTTTGGTGACAGCTCCGAGAAGCCAGTCGCATCTCCTGACATGTTCTTCGAGATTGATGAGAAGGAACTTATGGAGGCTGTTGCAGCAATCCGTAAGGAGAATGCTGAGAAGAAGAACGCAGGTAAGGTTGACAAGGGTGGTTGGGAGACTGCAAAGCCAGCCGCTAAGTCCACTGCCCCAAAGAGCGTTCTAAAGAAGGATACCGTCAAGGAGCAGGCTCCTATGGGCGGCGGAATGGAAGAGGACCTTGTTCTCAATGTTTCGCTTCCTGATGAGATTGAGTCTGAGCTTGACATGGACGATGTTGACGTTGACCTTATGCTTAGCGACGACGAGATGGATCTCGAGGGCGGCGAAGAGGAGACCATGGACCTTGAGGTCGGTGGTGACGAAGAGGGTGACGAGGAGATGGAAGTCTCTGCTGACCTTGACGTTGGCGGCGGCGACATGGGTTCCGAAGAAGATGAGATGCTTCTTACCGATGAGGAAGATGACCTCGATGAGGTTTCCGACAGTCCAATGACTGGTCCGGCAACTGACCGTCGTCCTGGCGTTCCTCTCGCTGAGGCCCGCATTCTCAAGACGGCTCGTGCAAGAGAGCAGAAGGCGCTCAGGCTCCTTGAGGCTACCCGCACCGAGACCAAGCAACTTAAGACAGAAATGGCTGAAACTAACCTGTTCTTGTCAAAGCTACTTTACCTCAACAAGTTCCTCCAGAGAGAGGGCCTGTCTCGTAAGGTTAAGCAACAGATCGTTGAGCATCTTGACAGAGCCGGTAACCTAGCTGAAGCTAAGGAAATCTACCTCAAGATCAAGAGAAAGCTTGACGAGTCCACCAGTGGTGGTTCCTCGAGTATTGCTCTGGCTGGTTCGGCAGCAAAGCCAACGGCTGGTGGCAGTGCAAAGCTTAAGGAGAGCTCGAATGCTGCTTCCGCAGGCGACGAAGCGATCGTCGGTACCTGGGAGAGATGGCAGAAGCTAGCAAATATCGGCAAAGGCGAAAGCTGATTTTTGTAAATACGGAATTTAGCCTATAGTTACAAACAAGGTTTAGGAGTTTAGATATGAAATCATTCACATTGTCGCAGTTGGCAGAGGGCGTGCACCGCAGAAGTCTTGGTGCAGAGACTCCTCGTTTGCTTAAGAAGTGGGGTGCAACTGGCCTCCTTGAGGGTATGAAGGGCGTCTCTAGGGACAACATGGCCATTCTCCTTGAGAACCAGGCAGCCCAGATGCTCAAGGAGCAGAACAGCCTTTCCACTGGCGGTGGTAACCTCGTCAGCTCGGGTCAGGTTGTCGGCTTTACGAACGTCGCATTCCCTATCGTAAGAAGGGTTTTCGCCGGTCTTATCGCCAACTCCCTTGTGTCGGTTCAGCCAATGAGCCTTCCAACCGGTCTTCTGTTCTACCTCGACTACACCTACGGCTCGAACGTTGGTGGCGCAGCAGGTGTGACCCTTGACTCCGCTGCTGCATCCTCGGTTTACACCGATGGTCAGTCGGTGTTCAACAACCCAAGAGGCGCAGGAGTTCGCTCCGGTTCTCTTGCGGCTGGTGGCTACCATGACCTCGTGGGCACGGGCTTCTCGAAGGTCCACAAGTTCAGCCAGCTCCTGTCGTCCTCGCTAGCCGATATCGGTTACTGGGCCTCGGGTTCTATCTGGACGGCAGCCTCCACTGCAACCGTTGCAGGTGCGGCTGACTTCACCGGGTTCAATGCTCGCTATGCAGGCTATGACTCGAAGATCGAGACCGACCTCACGGACGGCGTGCTTGACTTCTCGTTCATGATGCTCCCAACCTCGACCATCACCTCGACCATCACAGGCGCAGACCTTTCCAACCTTGACCAGATTGCCATCACTGGCTTCGGTACCCTAGGTGGTAGCGTTCAGGCCTGGGGCGAGCAGTACCAACAGGGTACGAACGTTCTCAACCTCCGTAAGCTGAACCGCAGAGGTAACTGGTCGTCCTCGACCGGTCTCTTCACGCCGGACCCACTTAACGGCTCGCACGTTCTCTTTGTGCTTCGTATCGCCAATGCAGGTACGAACCCACAGCCAGTTGCAGCAGCAACCTCGGGCTCCGCAGCAATCTCTGATTCGCTTAGCGTGAACTCCGATGGCGCAGCACTTACCATCCCAAGCTTCGAGTCTAACTTCGCAGTTGATGCGTCGCCAAAGATCCCAGAGGTCGATATCCGTATCGAGTCCACCTCGGTAACTGCAACGACCCGCAAGCTGCGTGCTCGTTGGTCGCCAGAAATGGCTCAGGACCTTACGGCCTTCTACTCGATTGACATCGAGGTCGAGCTTACGAACATGCTCTCTGAGATGATCACTCTCGACATCGACCGTGAAATCCTTAACGACCTGCTTAGCCAGGCTGGCGCAGCAAACCTGTTCTGGTCCAGAGCCCCAGGCAAGATCGTTAACAAGGTCACCGGTGCAGAGGCTCTCCAGTCCACCACCCTGGCCCCAGGCCCAATGGCATTCACCAACATCCAAGAGTGGTACCAGACCCTCATCGAGACCATCTCGGATGCAGGTAACACCATCTACAAGAAGACCCTCAGAGGTTCTGCAAACTTCCTGGTAACCAGCCCAGACGTGTGCACCATCCTTGAGCACCTTGTCTCGTACAAGGCCTCCTACCGTCTCGACAGCGACGGCCAGGTGAGAGACAGCATGTCGGTCGGCGCTGAGAGCGTTGGTACCCTTAACAACAGATACACTGTGTACAAGGATCCATACTTCCCAAGCAACAAGATCCTCGTTGGTCTTAAGGGCAACACCTTCCTCGAGAGCGGCTACATCTACGCCCCATACGTTCCGCTCATCATGTCGCCTGTGATCTATGCACAGGAAGACTTCACCCCACGCAAGGGCGTGATGACTCGCTACGGCAAGCGCATGGTCAGAAATGACTTCTACGCAACCGTGACGGTGCTCGATATGGCACTTATATAGGGCCTTTGACCTGAATACAGGTCAGCCATTCTGAACGAAGGCGGTATGAAAGTACCGCCTTTTTTCTTTTCTTATTCGTTTGACATGAACTATACATTGGGACCTTCTGACATATGCTTTGTCTAGGAGGCTTCCATGAAAGCAGTTTACCACGAAAAGGCAAATGAGGGCGGGGTGTATCGTATTTTGAACATTGTCAATGGCAAGGTTTACTACGGCTCCACCTATAGATTCAAAAAGCGATTTGACGGACACTTTGCTCAACTAGAGGCAGGAACACACGGCAACACTTACTTGCTAAATGAGTACAGAAAGTATGGTGCAAGCAACTTCATTTTTGAGGTGGTTGAAGCTGTGGAAAATGATGCGAAAAAGCGTCTTGCTGTTGAGCAAACCTATCTAGACAAGTTCTATGACAACCAGAAGCAGTGCATGAATTTGCGAAAACAAGCTTGTGACTCTAGAATTGGTAAGAAACAGCGAGGTCCAAGCAATCGAGCAACAGATGGTCGCTGTAAGTCCCCCTCTCTGGAGGTTCTGCAAAAGAGGTCCAAGGGCCTCCGTGAGGCCATGTCCACCCCGGAGGCAAGGCAGAGGGCTAGGGATAACTGTAAGAATGGTCTATGGAAGAATCATAGCTCTGGTGTGACCCTAAGGAACATCCTCACCCAGGAGGAAGTGGTGGTTAAGGGTTCCCTAAGGGAGTTCGCCCTAACCAGAGGCTTGAGCTACAAGGCTCTTCACCTTATGGTAAATGGAAAAACCAAGAGTAGTGGAGGATGGGCCAGAACAATTTGACTCGGCAACCAAAACACCTCACAGAAATGTCTAAAACAACCTTTTCGGCTGTGCAATACTTGCACTATGGCCCCACCCATCAGAATGCCTCCTCCAATTGAAATTCAACGCCTAACGGCGTGGCTGCAACTTCTGATTTCCTTTGGTATTCTGTGCTATTTCGTCTCCTGTCTAGGTGGTTGCGTGCGGAGACCTGACATTCCAGAGGACGCCTCGGTTGTGGTGGATGTTCATTTCTCACCTGATGCCGTCCCTTGCGATCCAATGGATCCAGAGAGTCTAGCCATAGACTTCTATAACTGTGGTCGGTGTGGAAGAACCTGCGACCCAATTGTGGCCGACAACTGTGAGAGTGGAGTTTGTAGATGCGGAAATGATCCACCCTGCAATCCTCTTACTCAGGGTTGTCGGTTTGGTCTTTGCAGAGACGTTGATTCCTCGGGTAGAATTTGTGAGTTTGATGGAAACTGCCCAGGCGGTCTTGGAGGTGGCTTCGGGTGCATTGCAGGACACTGCACCAGAATTGCATGCACACCAGAACAGTGTGACGGACTCGACAATGACTGCGATGGAACGGTTGATGGAACTGTCTCTGGGCCCCTTGCAAGGTTCTGCTATAGCAGAAACGAAGGTGTTGAAACCATTTTGCCACCTCCATGTGAGAGAGGGGTTCAGTTGTGCGTTATGGGTGAGTGGACCGAGTGTGAGGGTGCGATTCCTCCTAGATCCGAGGCAGGTACCTTTGCCTGCGATGGTATCGACAACAATTGTGACGGATGCATTGACTCCAATATGGTGGGAGACATGTGCAGTCTTCCGGTAACCCCGCCCTTCGACATTGTATATGCCATCGATTCCTCAGGTAGTATGGCGGACGTTACAAACACCGTAATCAATGCCACCAGAGCTTTCTCTGATCGTTTCGCAATGAACCCGAACTTTCGATTTGCCATTGTCTTGGTTCCGGGTGGAGCCGAGGAGGTTGGTGTTGGGGTTGCACAGAGCTACATTCTCAGTCCCCTTGTTTCTTATGACGTTTTCATCCGGCTTCTCATTCCAGAGAACATTCCCTTGACTGCTGGTCTTGAGCCCACATGGGATGTTGTCTATGAGCTTGGAACTGGAGAATTGGATGTTGGATGGAGACCCGGTGCTGCCAGAATCATCGTTCTCTTTACAGATGAGCACGGGCAGTCCTATAGGTCGGTTGGTGTGGATGAGGTAGACATGTGCCGTGCTCTCACAAACGGAGAATCCCTCTACTACTTCTCAGAGCTTGAGGATCGTGAGGATTGGGATGATTGTGGTACTTGGTCTCCTCTTACCAACGTGTATGAGCAAGTGCTTATGGATCTCAATCGAGTCATTGCCGATCCTTGCAACCATCGCTCGACCCCCTAAAATCCTGGGCAAAAAACGCTTTAATCTCTTGATGAGGTGTGCTACACTAATGGTGTAACCCTATACCCTTTAGTGGAGCATCCGTGACCGCCCGCCGACAGCGTACCCGAACCCAAAAAGCCGAGGCGCTTCTTAAGAAGCACAATGGAGAGGTCAGAATTGACAACGTTCTTTTTGTTCCCGTCAATTCTCCTAGGCGAAACTCGGATGGAACATTCGAGGGTGTCCTTATGCAGGCCCCGTGGGGTCACTGCCTAACGAGCACCACGACGGATTGGGACCAGGGCCCTTACCATCGTGGGCATCCTTTTGGGTACGAAATCATTGTTCCCTATCGGCGCATGACCGATAACCCACCTAAGCTCTGGGGCCAGCCTGTTCATTATAGGGAAATTTGCTCTCCTGAGGATCCTGAGGTTCGCTGGTTCTGCATGCAGCGGCTTTTTAGCATAGAACGGGACATGCCGGATTCCTTTGACGCAAAGCAGAAGAGACGTGTTTTCGACGCTTGCGACGAATTCGTCCAAATGTATTTGAGTCTCGACAAGGAGCGAGAAGAGCGCCAATTGGAACAACGTGCCAAGCGGGCTGGTTTCGATAGCGTTGAGGACTATGCCAAGAACCTTGAGGAGCAGATCGAGGCTCGGAAGTATCTGAAGCAGGCCTCAAAGCAGGTAAAGCTCTATTTCAAACTCAAAAAGGAACTTTCTGCCTTTGAGAGTCATCAGGCAAGAATCATGTCTGGCGATACCTCTCATGTTCTGAACAGGGAAATGCTCAGGACGCTTTCCAATGCCATTAGCAAATTGACTCAAGTCAATAGAGTGCTTGGTCGATTTCGCAATGATGTACCTGATCCTGAAGTCTATAGACTTCAAAAAACTCTAGGATCTCTGGTGAGGAGCAAGTAATGGGATATCGTAGCACGATTCAAACCGACGAGTGTCGTGGTGGTTGGGAATTTGCACCTCACAACGACACATGTCTTACGCAGTGGTCAAGTGTCTTTAGTAGGGCCTATGGGCGTTTTACAGTTCGCTATAGTGTTGGGTGGCAGGAGAATGATTGCTGTGCCGTTTTTTGGAATGAGGACGGTGTACAAATCGCCAACTATCTCATTTGCGATGATCCCAAAATGGAGCTGGCCCGACTCCGCCTGGCAGGCGCATATCGCGCCCGGATGCCGCCCAGCTTCATGGCACGGCTTCCTAGACCGAATGTTGTTAGGTCCTTCACCGCAGAGGAAGGTAAGGAATTTGTTGAGGCCGTTCTAGCTGACAAGGCGGCTTTCCTTAAGGCCAAGAGGCTAGAAGCTAAAAAGGCTCAGGAAGAAGAAGCCAAGAACCTAGGCTTGAGCCTAGTGGACTACAAGAAGAAACGGGGTCAGGAACGAAAGGAGAGGATCCTTGAGGCCCGTGCCGCTCGAGCCGAGGAAACTGTGGATGCCCTCCTCAGGATCACGCCTCACATTACCCGGCTTAAGGATGCCATGGCCCGCTTTGAAAAGGCATGCCTTGAGTGTGGCGAACTTAACATGAAGAACATTGATCCCACCATTGAACGGCTGACATATGTCACCAAGCGAGTCAATGGATGGGCAAAGTACAAAAAGAACGGAGAATGAAATATGCCTGTGCTGCTTGAAGACGAACAGCTTTCTTACAAATATTCCTCGATCAATTCCTCGATCAGGTTTTCGTGCGACACCTCATACTGGTCTGTGCTCCCCGGAGCCTTGAATCAAACCATCGACTATGGGGATTGGACAATTTCTGCTGAGGACATGTCTAAACGGCTTGTAAGTATCTATTCGTACTCTTCTCGCAAGGCCTACAAGCTGACGATCCTGAATCGTTTCAGTCAGGCCCGCTATGATGTGTGGTTTGATTCTTGTCGTCTGTGTAGGGAGCGTCTTCCGGCCCTTTGTGTTCCTAACAATTCAAATGAATATACGGTCCAAAGTGCCTGGCGTGTGAAGCTTCTTGCGACGCATGTACCTCCGCATCCCGTGATCTCAAAGGAAGTCTGGTTTAACCTTCTGGACACCATCGAGGAGGTCAAGAAGAAGGAGTGTGCCCAGCGCCGAAAGGAAATGGATAAGGCCCGTAAGCAGAAGCTCGACAAAGAGCTAGCCGCAAATGGGCAAAGCCTTGAGGAATACCGCAAGGAGAAGCTGGAGGCCCGTGAGGAAAAGAGGCAGACCGTAAGTAACACCAAGGAAGCGAAGTATGTAGAAAAGCTGGCCGAGGTGGTTCAGGTTATGCGTAAGCTGGACAGTCACGTCATGCGTTTCAAGCAGATTGTGGAAGCCAGCAACGAAAATGAGAAGATTGTCCTTCCTCCTAGCCTTATTGGCTTCAAGAACAAGATTTGCCTTGCTGAGTTGGCAATTTCCAGGATCCTTCCGGTAGATCCCGACAAGGCCAAGAAAAAGAGGAAATGACTTAAGCTTAAGGAAATGTGCCAGGCCAAGGGCCGGGTTTGGGACAGTGAGCCCATTTCCTTCCAGAGAGGGCGTTGCGTCTATCGTGAATCCTACCTGCACCCCGTGATGCAGGTTGCTCGCAGTCGTTGGGCAGTTGACAACGACATTCCCATCTTCTCCAAGGATCCTTCTTTTGTGAAGAAGTACCTGGCAACTCTGAACGTTTCTGAGGGGGAAGATAGCGAAAACCCTTAGGAAAAAAAGCTCTAAAGTCTAAGACCGGGCGTGCTATACTGGTAATATGACCAACCAGGCCAGCACGCCCGATTTTTTTGATCGGTTTCTTCCCATGGTTCGCAATCTCCGAAACTACATGTCCGACACGGATGTGGCTCGGAGGCTTGTCGAGGAGCACAAACTTTGAGGTGCGCCTCAGTAATGGTCAAAGCTACGCTGCCTACTATGTGGACATTCGATACAAGACCACTCCTATTTGAAGGCAAGCCAACAAAGGCAAACTAACATGGAAAACGAAAATTCCCCGGTGGAGGGTGGCCGGTACAAGTATCCTAGCACCCCTCACCTTCCCTGGTCGCCTGGACTGAGCCAGGACGACACCAAGCTCTCCAATACAAAGAAGTTTGAGAACCAGATTGTGGTTGTGACCGAGAAGATGGACGGTGAGAACACCTCCATGTACACGGATCATATCCATGCTCGTTCCCTTGACAGCGGCTATCACCCGAGCCGTACTTGGGTGAAGCAGCTTTGGGCACAGATCCGCCATGACATTCCTAAGGGATGGCGGATCTGCGGAGAGAACCTCTATGCCCGTCACTCCATTGCCTATGAAAACCTGCCTTCCTTCTTTGAGGTTTTCTCGGTATGGAATGAAAAAAACGAGTGCCTTTCCTGGGAGAATACCCTGGAGTGGTGCCAGCTTTTGGGCCTTAATCACGTCCCGGTGCTCTACCACGGACCCTGGGATGAAAACGTCGTGCGGGCTTCCTATAACCCCGAGCAGGAATCCAATAATAAGGAAGGCTATGTGGTCCGGGTGGCCCAGGGCTTTCCCTATAAGGATTTTGCGAAAAACATGGCGAAGTACGTCCGAGCCAACCATGTGCAGACCTCGAATCACTGGATGTTTGAGCAGGTTGTTCCCAATGGTCTCAATCCCCTCAACCTCAAATGAGGAGGAGTCCTCAAAGTGAAAATCTGGAGAGGAATCGATCTTAAACCCGGTCTGGAAGTGGTGATGGCGCTTCCAGATCCCAACTTTCTTGATCTGAGGTGCGAGAAGCTCTCGCATTTCAGAATGGTGGTTTCATATCCTTCAAGTTCGATTCTTTTCAAGAATCGAATCGCAAACAACGAATATGACAAGAGTGTCGTGTACTTCGGCTGTGATGTTTCGGTTTACCGTGGCGTTACAATGACCATGAATGCCGCTAGTTCAAGCGCCGTGCCTTCCCTGCGCTGCAATTTTGAGCCAACAGAGCTTCGACCAGGGATTTTCGGTATCTCTTTAGTTTACCTGGGAATCCAGGAAATTTGTATGATGGGCATGGAATCCTTCAAACTGATGAAGATGAACCATGATAGGTACGGAGCAAAGTTTGATCACAAAGGATTCTATGAGCGATCTTGGGACTGCCGCAAGACAGAACGATTGGTGTTCTTGACAGGCCATACCGTTGGAGTCCCACAATTGATTTCTGTTGAAAGTGAAAGTGCAGAGGACTTGATGCGTTCATTGACCGTTCCAATGGAACGTTTGGATGAGTTCTGTCGGGCACGGGGTTGGCTGAAGTAGTCCCGATTGGGAGTAGGTACTATGAGCCCCTATAGAGAATCCGCAGAAAAGCCCACTCCTCAGGAGTTCCCTAAGAGCTCCAGGGGTAGGGCCTTTTTAGATCATCTAAGGCGGGTTGTCATTTCAACCATGGCCAAAGGGATGAAGGACTATACTGGAAATTGGAAGTGTGCTATCTGTGGCAATCCTGTTCGGCAAGGTGCCAAGACTCGCGAAGAGTTTCATCGCCAGTACATTCCAACTGGTCGCTCGCCGTTCGAGTGGCGTTGGATTTGCCACAAGAAGGAGTGCGCACCCACGTTGAACGTAATAGCACCCCACTCATCTTTGCCTCTACTTAGAAAGACGATGAGTTCCTATCATAAGACAATCAGTGCTACCCTTGGTGGAGCACCAGTCGTTCTAGAAGTTCTCCGAAGCTCAAAGGACCATGAGACCGGGTTCATGCACAGGCCTAGGCCCTCTGCTTCCAATCATGGCCTTTTGTTCGTCTATGGAGCCCCGAGGATGCTTGGCTTCTGGATGAAGAACGTTTCCTTTGACATTGACCTCATCGCTCTTGACTCTGCCAGCCGGGTATTTCAGATTGAAACCCTTAAGGCCGGAGACGAGAGGATCGTCAACATTCGATTCCCATGCGCCAAGGCAATTGAGTTGCCTGCTGGGTTTTGTGCCGCCAATGGGATTGGCAAGGGTTCTCAGTTCACGGTTTAGGTGCCCTGGTGGGGCTTCCGGTGCTTGATGAGCTTGGTGATGATCTTGGTCCCTGGAACCAGTGGTTCTAGGGCCTTTACTTCTTTGATGTTCTTCTCGGAGTCATCGAAAAACTCGATCACGTCATAGTGGAATTTCTTGATGACGTAAAGGATCCACTGCGCCTTGGCATGTGGGTCACTGTCGCCCAGGGCCACGATAGGGATGCGTGGAATTTCGAGGAGATCGAAGAATTTCTCCACGGGCTTCTTGCTGGCCCTGGCAGTCAGAATTACGGCCGCATTCACACCATGCTTGTTGATAACCCTTTTGAGGATCTTGGTCATCCACTGAATCTCAGAGGGCTTAACCAAGTCCTGGAAGTGGCTGTAGTCAAAAACGTCCCCGGGCTCTTTGTTGTAGACCGCATATTGGCCCGGCGTAAGCTCTATCTCTGAGCCATCGGCCTTGGTTATCTTGATTCTGCTTTGGGTTTGAACAAGCGTGTCATCAAAGTCAAACACCCTGAGCTTCCTCTTTGCCTTGGCAGCCTGGCTAAGGGTGGATGGAACCTCCTCCTCCTCCTCCCTCGTGTCCTTTCTGAGACTTTCATGGATAATGTTGGATATCAGGGTCCTGAGCAGATTCTTGTCCATATAGATGTAATGCTTGCGGCCATGGATAATTAGAAAGCAAGATGGCTATATTTGCAACAACGATTCGTCCAACGCCCTTCGGGTTCTTCGATTCAGATACCGCTTTTCAAAGCGATGCTGACAAGGTTGTGACTTTCGTTCTTCGAAAGCTTGGCGAGGACGTTCTGAGCGTGGAGCTGACCAAGAAGATGATTTGGAGTTGTTTCGAGGAAGCTACTCTGATGTTCAATGCTACCATGATTGAGTATCAGGCTAAATCAAATTTGGCAAGTCTTTTGGGAAATCCAACCGGGTCCATTGACCCTGCCACCGGCAAATACTCCCTCAACCTGGTCAACACCTACATTCAGCCCAACTTTGAGTTCCTGGTCCGTCAGGCAGAGCCCTATGCCTCCGAGGTTGGCTACGGACAATCCATGGATTCCTATTCGGGCTCCATCCAATTGGTTGAGGGGCGTCAGGACTATGACCTCTACACTGACCTCAAGGATTCTAACGGCCTAACGTTGTCATCCTACATGGGAACCGGTTCCTTTGGCATCCAGGGACGAATGAAGATTTTTGAGGTATACCACTATGCCCCAATTCAGTACGTCTTTAACAGCAACCTGGCATCCAACTTCACGGCAACCGGTTTGCCTGTGGAATCCTACGTTCCTGACACCAGATTCTACGTTCTTCCTCTCTTTGAGGACGTTCTAAGAGCCTCCCTGCTCTCCACAGCCCAGAAGATTAGGCGTTCCCAATATTCCTACCGTATCACCGGCAGGAACATCAGGATTCTTCCTACTCCATCCACCCTTATCCCCTTCTACAACGACAAGCTCTGGATTCGAGTAGGGTTTCCTCCGAGTGCTGCACCTGGCCTTGTTACGGGCTCTCAGGCTGCTGTGGGCGTAAGCGGTTCCTTCGGTACCCCAACTATTGGTACCGGGGTTCTCTTTGGCATTTCGAACCCGGCCAACATTCCTGCTGGTTTCATTCAGTACAGTACCCTTAACCCATGGGCTCGTAACTGGATTATTCAGTGCACCCTGGCCCTGTGCAAAGAGCTATTGGGTCTTGTCAGAAGCAAGATCAAAAATTTCCCAATCCCTGGTGCTGAGTTGACCCTTAATGGCGATGACCTCATCACTCAGGGCAGAGAAGACCGTAAGGAGCTAACCTATGGGGACGGTGGCCTGGTTAAGACCCTGGAAAGCCTCACCTATGACAAACTGGCTGAGCTAGAGGCCAACAGGGCAGAGCAGAACATGAAGCTCCTTCAGCATCTTCCCTTCCCGCCTAAGTACAACATCTTTATTGGCTAATTTGTACAAAGGTCCCCTCTGCACTATTCTTGTTAGGCAGCCATTGAGGCTGCAGACAGGAATAAGATGGAATTCACATATGATGGGCATTCGCTGAAAAGCGGCATTTACAAAATTACAAACAAACAAAATGGCAGAAGGTATTTTGGTTCTGCAAAGGAGTTTAAAAGACGCTGGAATCAACATGCCAATTCCCTGAGGAGGGGTAAACATCAAAACAAATTCCTGCAGGCAGACTTCAACAAGTGCGGAGAAGAAGCCTTCTTATTTGAGGTCTTGGAGGTTATGAACGGGACCAAGGAAGAACGTCTCCTAAGGGAAGAGGTGTATCTCAAGGAGCACTTCGACAATGGGAGTGAGTGTTATAACCTAATGTCCAAGGCAGTTTCTAGGGAAGGCCTTAAGGCCAAGAATCCTGAGGAAACTCGAAGGAAAATATCTGAGGCCTCCAAGAGGAACTGGAGCGATCCAGAATATAAGAGTAGGGTTTCCAGGTCCATTCAAAGGGCCCTGAGCGACCCTGAGGTTCAGGAAAAGAAACGAGAAAGCCACCTGCGTTCCTGGGATGGCAATGAGAACCGTCGAAAGAAAAGGTCTGAGCATTCCAAGAAAATGATGGCCGACCCCAAACACAAGGAGAAGGTGGTTTCAAGCCTTAGGGAGCATCAACCCCGCAGCCGGGAAACCTACAAAAAAAGAATAAGCGAGGACCAGGACCTGAAACAGAAGATGCAAGAAATTGGAAGAAAGAATATCGCCAAGAGAAATGCCACACAACCCGTTAAGACCTATGGTTCCCTTAAGGCCCCGGACGGAACCATTTATGCGAACGTGTCTCATGTTCCAACTTTTGCAAAAGAACATGGACTAACAAAGACGGCCCTGTACCAGTTGTTGCTTGGTAGAACCAAGTCTCACAAGGGCTGGAAACTGCTACGATTTCCCCTGGGGCAGAACTACGCCTTAACTACTTAGGGTAATGGCCAGGCTATTCGTTACTCCCCGCGAAATTCAGTTCATCAACGACATTACAAAAGAATTCATGAAGGATATCAACGGGCAGTTCATCTACTACTACCCGGTGAGCATTATGAAGACCCAGGTGCACCCTGTGTATGATGAGGCCGTTCAGAAGGTCTTTCTGGCACCCATTAAGCTAGACGTGCTCGTGGGTCAGCCTGATTGGGAGACTAGGTTCAACGTCTGGGGAAATGAGCAGATTAACAAGCTTGAGCTTCATGCCCATGTTCGTGACCTCCTGGACAAGGGCTACACAGTCGAGGAAGGTGACTTCTTTCTCTATGGCGCGGGCGTCTTTGAGGTTCTCAAGGCTACCACCATCAACAACATTTTCGGACAGGTAGAGTATGACGTTGGCATTAAGCTTACTGCCAAGCTCGTAAGGAAAGGTCAGTTCGATGTTAACATCTTCAAAAAGATGCTGGCCGACTCAGGCGTTAAGTTTGGGGACAACGCCGTTAGCAAGGTTTGGCAGCAACAGAGAGGTCTTCCTGACACCATGGACGGTACCAGCGGTGATCGTCGTGAGATGAGGGAGCGTCTAGGAGAGGACATGGAAGCCCCTGCCTTGGGTGAAGGACCCAGAATCGTCAACATCGACTCCGAGGCCGAGGAACCGCTCCATGAGCCAGAACATGCATCCTCTTTTGATAACGAGTCTCCCAATTACCCGGACATTCCTGACATTTATAACGATTGAGTTTTTCTGGGCTTTGTTTGAGCCCATACGGCAAACAACCGGGTTGAAGAGCCATATTTAAAGCCGTACAGGCGGGGGCTGAAATGGCGAAATGACAACTGCCAGCAAGAAGCGTAAGAAGTTCAGTATGCGTCACTTCCGCACCCTAGAGTCGGAAGCTGAGATACTGGAGTACGCCAAGAGCTGTCTACCTCTGCTTGGCCAAGGCTCAAGTAGAGTTGTCTATGCCTGCTCCAGGAGCAAGGTCCTCAAAATCGCCATTAACGACAAGGGTTTCGCTCAGAATGCCGCTGAATTGGACGTTTCCCATAACACGGAAACCTCAGGTGCGGTTTCTGCCATTCTGGACCACAAGACCGACCAGGATGGACACGTCGTCTGGTTGATTTCTCAGCTTGTTAGAACCGTTAACGAGACAGAGGAGTTCAAGACCCTGGCAGGGTTCTCCTGGGAAGTGTACAGCGACACCATCAGGGCCTTTGCCAAAAGCAACGCTCAGAATGACCTGGAGAACATAACCTCCAACATTTCGGACCAGTACTCCAAGCGACTGGTCCGCCTAAAGAACCAAGGCGACGAACGGAATGCTAAATACTACGAGACGCTCCTGGGTGACCTCGAGATTATGAAGCATTCCCGGTTCTTTCGAGGCATCATTTCCGCAATGAGCATCAACAGGCTTATGCCAGGGGACATTCTGGAAATTGACCACTATGGCAAGACCTCGGATGGTGAAATCATTCTGTATGACTATGGTTTCACCGAGGAGATAGCCAAGAAGTTCTATCCCAAGAAAAAGGAGCAGAGCAACGTCTATCAGCTACCCCTAGAAGGTATAGCAGATGAGGCCGCTCCAAAAACATTCTCCTTGCGAAAAAAGGCATGTTGAACCTGAGGCCTAATTACTAGAGCCGTGGCAACAGACGACAACAGCAATAAGACTAGGCAAAACATCCAACAGGATCCGCTTAACCCTAAGCCGCATCTCAATTCTGGCTATGAGGGAGCCCCGAGTCTGGACTTCACGATTCCTCCGTGTGGAATTCGTGACATAGATGAGGCCATGGTAAGACTTTTTCGGGACGACATTGGATTCCGGGTTAACAACATCGTCACCCAGATTGGCCCAAAGAACATCAGCAAACCTCAGGTCATCTTTGCCACCGGTGAGAGATTTGCCCTGATTAAGAAGCTCAGTCCTCCCAGGGACAAAGGAAAGACCCTTATCCTTCCTGCCATCTCCATTAGGAGAATGTCCATCTCTCAAACTTCCGATGACGTTGCAGGTCGAGGAATGAACCAATTCACGGGCAACCTTGTAATCAAGAGGCTTCTCTCCCCAGAGGACCGTGATTACCAGAATTTGGTTAACAAGCAAGGCCTACAGAACATGCAGGGAATCCTTAATGGGCTTCCAACGACCACCAGAGAAACGGGCTCAGACAAGTCCGAGGTGGAAGTGGTCCAGGGCGGGCTTCTGGAGCCAACTCTAGACAATAACAACATTTACGAGATCATCTCCATTCCACAACCTCAGTTCTTCACTGCGAAGTATGAAGTTGTTTTCTGGACAGGCTGGACTCAACACATGGTCTACATGATGGAGACCTTCATGAGCTCCTTTCTGCCTCAGGGTAGAATGCACAAGCTCAAGACTGACAAGGGCTACTGGTTCATCGCCAGAACAGAGGACACCTTTGAGAATGGCGAAAACGTGGATGACTTCACTGAGGATGAACGTGTGCTCCGTTACACCCTCAACATTTCGGTAAGAGGCTATCTCCTGGCTCCTCAACACCCCACCAACATGGTGCCTGTGAGAAGGTGGCTTAGCTCCCCTAACATCGTTTTTGACATGCACTCGGCTCCCTCGGAGGTTCAGCCTGAGGACCACCTGGCCAAGCCTCCAATAGGTCATTCTGGTGAATCTCGATTCGTTCTAACGGACCTTGAAAAAGACCCCAAAAAGACCCAAACGAAGACGAGTCTCCAGAAGTTCCTCGTCAAGAAAACAGTATTTAACCCCATCACTGGAAAAAGGAAGGTAAAATACGTATCTATCCTAGGTGGCGAACAAGCTAAAGGAGAGACGGTCTATAGAGCCTCAGACATTGAGACTCTTGAACAGTTCATCCTGTCGCCAAATAAAAAGTAGCCCAAACGGAGAAGCGGGTCAACAAGGCCTAATTAGAATATGAAAAGAAGGGCGTTGCCAATTCTGCAATAAGAGGAAAGACAAATGGCAGATCAGATATTCAATTTTCCAGGATTTTACGACAGAGAAATCGATCTCACAGCCCGTGTTGCGTCGCCAGTTGGCGTACCAGGAGGTGTGGTCGGTGCTTCTCTGCGTGGCCCGGCTTTCGTACCAGTTACCATTGGTTCTTTCAGCGATTTCGAGACGAAATTTGGCGGTCTATCTTCCAAATTGGCGGCTCCCTATGCTGTTGAAAAGTTCCTCCAGAACAGAAACGCCCTGACCTTCGTCAGGGTACTGGGCGCTGGTGTTAACGAAACCTCGGCCCAGTTCGAGGCAACCAGAACCCAGGGCATCGTTCGCAATGCCGGTTTCAAGGTGAGCGGCACGGTAGCTACCGGAGATACCCGTCACCAGGGAAGCGTACAGTTCCTCGTTGCAAAGCACCTTCTGACTGGCTCCGAAGTGTTCGGTATGCCAATGTTCACCGACAACCGCTCCTTCCTTCAGAGTGGTTCCTCCGATGAGGTCTATCTCGTAAGAGGCGAAATCTTCACGGCACACGACACCCGCATCATGGCCCTAAGCCACAATGAAAGCTGGGCAGCCGGTGTGGACGATGCTGCAACCCTAAGCCCAACGGCCAAGTTCTTCAAGCTCGTCATCTCCTCCTCGCAGGGTGCAACCTTCGGTACCTCTGATGGTTTCAATGGCCTCAGAATCTACTCGGCATCCTTCGATCCAGACTCAGATCTCTACTTCGGCAAGCTTCTTAACACGGACCCAAGCAAGTTCGAGACCGAGAGACATTTCCTTCACGCAGACTTTGCAGTGGATGCCCAGATTGCCTCGGCTCACACCGGCACCAATGCCGTAGTTGTGGCCTCGGGTTCGGCAAACACCTCCTCGACTTCTGGAAACACCTCCCTATTGTTCAGAGAGGCCTTCGGTCGCTTTGACACCAGGTACAAGACCCCAAAGACCCCATGGTTCATCTCGCAGCCTTACGGTTCCACCGAGCATAACCTATTCCAGATTGAGGCTCTTGACGACGGTGAGTATGCAAACACGCAGTTCAAGATTTCCATTGTCAACATCGTGGCCTCGGTTAACCCACGCTACGAGTACGGCACCTTCACGGTGGTCGTAAGAAAGTTTGACGACTCCGACCTTAACCCAGCAGTTCTTGAGCAGTTCACGAACGTCACCCTTGATTTCTCGGCAGACAACTACATTGCCAAGGTGATTGGTGATGCAAAGGTCGAATTCAAGTTCGACGTAGAGGACCAGGGTGACCGCAAGCTGGTTCGTTCTGGCAAGTTCCCAAATCTCTCGAAGCATATTCGTGTGGTTGTGAATGAGGGCGTCGAAAAGAAGAGTATTCCTGCCTCCTGCCTTCCATTCGGTTTCAGAGGAGCCCCGGTTCTCAACACCAACTCCCTTTTGGGTGATATCACTGGTTCGGGTGGTTTCAGCTCCCTGACTCGTCTTGGTGCAAGCGGCTCGGCTCTTGACCCACGCCTCCTGGCAGCAGTCGTTCCACCAATTCCTTTCCGCTTCAAGGTGACCAGAGGTCAGGTTGCCACGGGTTCCGGTCTTACCGGCGCTCCTGGTCCCTCGGAAATCACCGACAACCGCTTCTATTGGGGCGTGAAGTTCGAGCGTAACAACGGGGACGTTCTAAACACCAACATCAACAACAAGCTGAATGCCATCGTGTCCTCCTTCACGAAGATGCCTGGCATTGACAAGCTCGATGTGGCTGTGACCGGAGCCTTCTCGGACACCTTCAACAACAACAAGTTCACCCTGGCTCGTGTGGCCCTTGGCAATGCCTCCATGGCACAAATCACTGCCTCGGCAAACACGCACATGAGAGAGGCCTGCTATATCCGCAATGGTATCCCAGATGCCACGGAATACAAGATCACAGACGGTTCCACCAGCAGAATCACTCTGGCAAGCCTTATCCACAGCGGCACCATGCCAACCCTCTTCAATAAGTTCAGCGACTTTGCGAAGTTCACGGTATTCCTGAATGGTGGTTTCGATGGTGTCAACTCCCTTGATGCCAACGCAATCAACTTCAATGACCGCTCGACCTCCACTGAGGCAAGAGGTGCAACTTACGGTAACTCCAACGCAAACTTCACCTCGCCTGGTTTTGCATTCAACCAGAACGGCGTGGGCATTGTGAACAATCAGGTTGCCTCCATCAAAGTTGCGGCAGATATCATCACCAATCCAATCACCTCGAACATCAACCTCCTAACCGTGCCTGGTCAGAGAGAGCCTCTGGTTGTGGACTACGTTTCTGACGTGGCTTCCAGCTTCGGTCTGGCAATGTTCCTAATGGACATTCCAAACTATAACAGCAGCGGCGACCGTATCTTCGACGGTGAGACAGCAAACAGCTCGACCTATGTGGATGTTGAGCAGACTGCAAATGCTTTCGAGACCAGAGCCCTGGATAACACCCTTGTCACGACCTACTTCCCAGACATTGTTATGGATGATAGCTCCACCGGCAAGAAAGTGACTGTTCCGGCTTCCATTGCAGGTCTTGCAGCCATTGCCTACAACGACAGGGTTGCTCACCCATGGTTTGCTCCTGCTGGTTTCAACCGTGCAGCACTCAACTTTGTGAGCCTCACAAAGACACGCCTCAAGCAGAGCGAGAGAGACCGTGTTTTCCAGGCCCGCATTAACCCAATCGTCAAGTTCCCAAATGAGGGCTTCGTGATTTTTTCGCAGAAGACCCTTGATGGAAACCAGACCGCCCTCGACAGCATCAACGTTCAGAGAATGGTGCTTGATGTTGAAAGACAGGTTATCGACGTTGGTAACCGCATGATCTTCGAAAACATCACGCCAGACCTCTACACGGAGTTTGTATCTAAGGTTTCGCCAATCCTTGCAAACGTGCAGAGCCGTCAGGGTCTCAAGCAGTTCAAGGCTGTGTGCGACGACACAAACAACACTGAGCTGGACAGAGAGAACAACAGAATGAACGCCAAGATTTTCTTGCTGCCAGTCAAGGCAGTTGAATTCATCCAGCTTGATTTCATCATCACGCGTAATGGAGTGGCATTCGCAACCTCCTAAAAGGTACATGGAAACTAGTTAAGGAAAGCGAGTAAGTGGGAGAGTCCTAGATGACACAAATTAACTTCAAATCGGCTGGTGTTTCAGCTAGAACAATAAACCTTTCGGGACCAACGGGAATCCAGCCCTCGGGCATTCCTGCGGGTGTTATTGGCACCTCTCAAAAGGGACCAGCCTTTGTTCCTACGACCGTGGCAACCATGGCCGACTTCGTTGTTAAGTTCGGCGCTCCCTCGGATGCTGCCCAGAATGGTCCAATGGCCATGGCAGAATGGCTCAGGAATCAACAGGCAGGTACCTTCGTAAGGGTTCTTGGTGCCGGTCAGGGTCTTAGAAGGACTCAGGATGGCAACAACATCGGTAAGGTAGCTGGTGCAGGCTTCGTAGTCGGCAGTCAGCTTCCTCAGGGTACTCTGGCTGGCAACGTGGGTAACAACCCATACGCCACGACCGGTGGTGTCCTTGGAAGAACCTTCTTCCTTGGCTCCTTTATGAGTCAGAGCACCGACTCCAATATCTTCTCTGATGCAGGTTTGCCAAACGGAGGCGTCCCTGTGGTCAGAGGTGTCATCATGGCAGCCTCGGGCGTTCTCCTGACACTTTCTAGCTCCACCGTAACCTCCAATGCAAGCACCACCTCGGCAGCCACCTGGGCGACCGTGGGAGGCGCAGTAACGGGTTCCGTAAACCTTAATTCTGGCCGCCAGGAGTTCGTGCTCCTAGTTAACGGCCTTAAGGGAACCGACTCTACGTTCCCTACAGTTATTACCGCATCCTTCGATGTGGACGCTCCAAACTACTTCGGTTCCTTGTTCAACAGAGACCCTGAGAAGATTGAGCAGGCTGGTTACTTCCTCTACAACGATTGGGTGATTCATCCAACCTTGGCAGTTGTGACCGGTGCCGCAGTTCTTACGACCACTGGCATTGTGGCCGGGTTCGAAAAGGCTGCTTTCCTCATCACCGGTTCTCAGTTGAGAGACGTTGGTACCTCCACGGCTCCAAACTTCGAGAACTTTGAGGACAGATTCCGTACCGCCAAGTCCACCTGGATCACCACCCAGAAGTTCGGTGGCGCTCCTCAGAATCTTTTCCGCATTCACTCCCTGGATGACGGAGCCTGGTCGAACACCAACATCAAGATTTCCATCGAGAACCTCACTCCTTCCATTTCGGACGCAAGCCCCTATGGAACCTTTGACCTTCTCGTTAGAAGCTTTGATGACAACGACAAGGTGAGAGAGGTGCTTGAGGCCTTCAGAGGCCTTAGCCTTAACCCAAACAGTGAAAACTTCATTGCCAGGGTCATCGGCGACTACAACACCTTCTACAACTTCGATACCACTCAGGGTAATGCAAAGCTGGTAACCGAGGGCGACTATCCAAATAACTCGAAGTACATTCGTGTTGAAATGGATGCCCGTGTGACGAACGAGGAAGTAGATACCTCGGCGCTTCCTTTCGGTTTCAGAGGCGCTCCTCACCTTATGACCTCCGGGTCGGCTCCATTCGCAGCCTTCGATGGTGGTAGCAGCTTCGTTTCTACCAACCCATTCTACAACACCGTTCAGATGCCTGTCCCAATGAGACAGAACCTCAACAGAGGCCTGTATCCAAACAAGACTGTGGACAAGGGTCTTTACTGGGGTGTTCAGTTTGAGAGAAGGACCTCGGCCCTGGAAGCAAACAAGAGCACAATCCCAGAGAGCACCATTGGTTCCTTTGCGGCCTACTTCCCAGACTTCCACACAAGCTGGCAGAATGTGGTCGTGAGCAACAACCAAGGTGCCCTTGATACCACCGCAAACGGTATCATTGATGCTGACCGTTTCAACAAGAATGCATTTTCCCTCGAGAACATTCAGGTGAAGTACAACAGCTCCACTCTGCTTCCTGACACGACTCAGATCACCAGTTGGTCCTATGTTCGTGGCGGTGGCATTGCAACGGACAACGTGAACCTCACCAGGGCTCTTGCAAGCACCGACCTTAGCGATCCATCCACCAGACAGCTTGCTAAGTTCTCGTTCTTCCTTCAGGGCGGATTCGATGGCACCAGAGTCTTCAACCGTGATGAGGCGCGTCTTTCCAACGAGGCAATCGTAGAGGAAATCAACAACTCCTCCAGAGGCGGTACCCTCGGTCCAACCGTGACCTCCTACAATGCGGCCCTGGATATCATGTCGGATGCAACCGAGGTTGACATTCAGCTCCTTACCATCCCAGGCATCAAGGCCAATGTCATAACCGACAGAGCAATCCTTGTGGCTGAGGGTCGTTTCGATGCCCTGTGCCTTATCGATGTTCAGTCCTATGACACCAGCAACCTCTTGGTAACCGGTTCGGGTCAGACGACCTCTGTCCGTTACACCGCAACCAACTTCCGTAACCGTGGTCTGAACACCTCCTTCGGCGCAGCCTACTTCCCAGACGTTGTGATGAATGACTTGGTGAACGACTCCATAAGGACCGTTCCGGCCTCCGTGGCGGCTCTTGGTGCCTTTGGATTCAATGACAGAGTAGCTTACCCATGGTTCGCACCGGCAGGCTTCGCAAGAGGCGCTCTGGCAACCACCGTGGAAACCACCCTTGAGTTGAATCGTCAGAACATGGATGACCTCTATGAGGTAAACATCAACCCAATCGTTTCCTTTGCAGGTTCGGATGGTCCATTGGTGTGGGGTCAAAAGACCCTCTATGCTGAGGACTCGGCCCTGGACAGAGTGAATGTTCGTCGTCTCCTTCTGTCCATCAGAAGGCAGGTCAAGAAAATCTCCAACCGAATCGTGTTCGAGCAAGGTCTACCAGAGACTCTTGCAAGATTCTCTCAGTTGGTGAACCCTGTCCTTAAGAGGATCCAGGATCAGAAGGGTGTGGATCGCTTCTTTGTGAAGATTGACACCTCCACCACGACCCAGGCAGACTTCGAGAATAAGACCATCAGAGGTAAGATTTTCGTGTCTCCAACCAGAACCCTCGAGTCCCTAAGCATCGACTTCGTGATCAACAACTCCAGCAACTTCGGCCAGGGTTGATAATTTCTAGAATGGAGATAAAATGACGTTTACACTTCGACAGCTAAAGGTTATGGCCAAGGAAATCGAAAGCGTTGCCTCGGAGCTGGTTTCCAATCGAATGGAAGAGTTTGGCTCCTTTGATCCTAAATCGAGGCTTGGCAAAGAACTTATCAAAAGTGCCCAAATGGATGCTGAGGACCTGGCTAGGATTGCTAATTTTCTAAAGATTGGGGATATTAAATCGGCCCGGCGAGCAATCGGGGCATTGGACACAGTGGCTCGAGACTATCTTCCAGAAGAGGTTTTTCATGCACTCTTTCCTGGTAATCGTCTAGAGGAAGACTTCAAGAAAACCATTTCGTCTACCGTGAAAGAAAGCAACACCATGAAAGTATCCCTAACAGAACTAAAGGCAATGATTAGAGAGGCGCTGAAAGAGCAAAGCGCCAAGGGCGCAGGAGTCAACACTGCCATTGCACCTCCCACGGAGAAGGTAACAGCCGAGCAAATTTCTAAGCCGGGCCGCAAACGTGTCTTTGAGATTACGGGGCCTATGGGTCATGTAGAGGCCTATGCCGCTGGTACAGATGAAGAGGACGCCAAGGTGCGATGGCTCGTGAGCATTGGTCAAACCGAGGCTTCAGCCAGAAACAATATGCACCACTATGGAGCCAGTGCCATGAGCACAATGGCCATTCAGAAAATGCTCATCAGGCTCGAAGATCAGATTGAGAAACTTGAGGCACGCAAGGAGCAGCTAGAAGCGGCTGCCTCTGACTTTTGACTCACCAAGGAATCCATTATGAAGCTACTATACACAAATCACGGTATCCTCACAGAGGCGAAGGTTCGTTTTCTTCTGAGAAATGGCGTTGATGTTCAGATTGCTGGACAAAGCGGCTTGGTTGAGGGAGTTATTGAGGGCGGGCCATCCACCAGAAGGGCTGCCAGGGATGCTGCCATTGATGCCTCCATTTCTGACTTTGAGGACGAACCCGAGCCCATTTCTCACTTTGAGGACGACAGAGAGCTATCGCCAACCTCCTATCCTGGTCCAATGGATGACCTGGATCCGGTTCATGACTTCAATTCACTTAGCGATGAGATTCCACCAGGCAGTACGCCAATGGACACAGAAGAGGGTTGGGATTTCGATTTCTCCGGGCCTTGGTATGAGGAACCTCTTATTGATGAGGGCCGTGACCTGGACGATCCAGACTTCTTTGGTGATGAGCCCTCGGAACCAGAGGTCGGGCCAACAGGAGAGGCTGAGGACATTCCTCTGCTCGACATTGAGAAGGCAGGGTTCGGCATTCCTAGCGCAGGCATCCCAGACGAGGAAGACGATTTCACGGGCTACACCTTCTCGGATGAGGAGTGGTTCACGAAGGGCAAGCCTGAGCAGGCAAGCGAGGAAGATGAGGATGACCTAGGTTCCAACGAGGACTCCTGGTTTGTGGAAGGTCGCAGTCTCAAGGAGAACCTTAAGACCCTGGTTAGAGAATGCATGGATGAGTTCCAAAACGAGGAGCTTCAGCACTCCCAGACCGGTTTTGCCGATATGCAGCCAGCAGTGGTAGCCGAAAGCAGTGTCAGGAAGCGCAGACGGAAGGCCTGAAAGGCTTTTGCGATATCTTGAGACCAAGTTTCCAGGTGCGTAATATTTAGACTGTGAATCCGCTGAGAGATCAAGGAAATAGAAGGTAAGGAATATGGTAGAGACACTATCAGTAACGGACATGCTCCCACAGAAGTTTGAGCCATTGGCAAAGAGGCAATTCGTATTTGCCATCGAGGGTATTGACCACTTCTTGATCAAGACAGCGGCTCGTCCCCAGATTACCACTGAGGAAGTAGCTATTCCATGGATCAACTCTACCAGATACATCGCTGGTAAGACAAAGTTTGGTACCATGCAGGTTACCCTCCATGATGCTATCGCTCCTTCGGCGGCTCAGCAGGTTGAGGAGTGGCGTCGTCTTTGCTTCGAGAGCGTCTCGGGCAGAGGCGGTTATGCAGACTTCTACAAGAGAGACATTCAGATCAAGATGCTTGACCCCGTGGGTACCGTTGTCCAGCTTTGGGACATTAAGGGTGCCTTCATCACCGAGTCCAACTACGGTGAGTTGTCCTACGAGGAAGAGACTGGTCTTGCAGAAATCACCCTGACCATTCGCTTCGACAATATGGTCCTCCAGTTCTGATCTTTCCTTATTTCGAATCCCAAAAGAGAGCCGTCCACAAGAGGATGGCTCTTTTTTGTCTACTTATCCATAACCAATGGAGAGTCAAAACGTGAAAGAACATGCAAACTTAGAAGAAGTACTTGACTTCTTACTTGAAGAAACAGTTTCTGATGCTGAATTGTCCGAGGACATTGAAGAAGAATATTCTGGTCCTAAAAAGTATGTGAAGAAAACGTCTGATGGTAAGACGGTTAGATATGGTGCCAAGGGTTACAGTATAGCACCAGGTACTTCAAAGGGAGACTCATACTGTGCAAGGTCAAATGGGCAAATGAAAAAACACCCAGCCGCAGCAAAAGACCCAAACAGTCCACTTAGACTTTCGAGGAAGAAGTGGAAATGCTCTGGTGAAAAGTCCCGTAGAGATTGAATTTTCATGGTATAGCAATGGAAACAAGGACTTCATCAGATTTGGAAAGATATCGAAGGCTAAGGCTTTCGAGCCCTGTTCTTTGGAAGGCAGCCCAGAGAAGGGCACGTCTTGTTATGAACGCCTCCAAGAAAAGAAGGATGGCGGCCACCCTTTTACTTCCCTTTATGCGGGTGATCAAACTGGAGTTAGCTGAGGGCTCTTTTGCAGAGCCCAGCAAGCAAAACGTAGAGGATGCCCTTAGGGCCATGATTCTGGACACAGGAGAACGCCAAAGGGCCTTCCGTCTTTATGAGCAGCTCCTGAGGATTCACTCCATGTTCCGTCTATCCCAGCATCTTACCAAAAAGAAGCCTGCGAAATAGCAAAAAGCTGCCATCTTATCGGAATTTGCGTTCAGACATATCTATAAGGGGGTTCATAATCCCTTCATAGCCGGAGAACACATGTCAGAAGATAACAAGGAAGCACGCGAGGCTAAGAACTCGATTTTTGGTGGTAACATTGAGGGCGTTCAGTCCGTGAGAATGGCTGATGCGGCCAAAAAGGACTTCGACATGGAGATTCCTGTCGATGCGGTTCCGCTACCTTCCAAGGGTAAGGTCTATGACGCTAGCCATGCTCTGTCTGGTAAGACTGAGGTTGAGTACAGAGCCATGACGGCCCGAGAAGAGGATCTTCTTATGAGCCCGGCTCTCATCAAGAGAGGCACGGTCATTACCGAGCTTATCAAGGCCTGCCTCATCAACAGAAGCATTGATGTGAGCACCCTTCTGAGCGGTGACCGCAATGCCCTGATGATTGCAATCCGTTCCAGTGGCTATGGAAGCCTCTATGAACCAACCTTTGTGTGTCCTTCCTGCGGCTTCAAGAATGACCTTACGGTCAACCTCTCGGAGCTCCCAATCAAGCCATTGGAAATCGAGCCAACCTCCCCAGGTCTCAACCACTTCAAGTTCAAGCTTCCAAAGACCGGCAAGACCATTGGATTCAAGTTCCTAACCGGCAAGGAAGAAGAGGAGATTCTTGCAGAGGTTGACTTCCGCAAGAAGAAGGGTATGCTCAACTCCAACATCGTCACTGCCCGTCTCCAAAGGAGCATTGTGGACATTGAGGGAACCGCCGATAGGAACACCATTAACAAATTCGTGTCCTTCCTCCCAGCGGCTGACTCCCTGGCCCTTAGAGAGTACATTGACCAGCATGAGCCGGGCGTTGAAATGACCGTCCCGTTCACCTGCAAGTCCTGTGATCACTTCGAGGAGGTAACGATGCCCATGGGGGCGACCTTCTTTTGGCCTAACTCACGAAGATAAAGAGGCGGTTCTCCTTGAGCCCTTCTTTTTGTTGGGCTACTATTTCGGTATGGACTGGAACACCTACATGGGGTTTCCGGTTGCCTATAAGCGTTGGTTAATAAAACGTATAGAAACCGAGATAAACAAGGCCCATGATGCCCAGAAGGACATACCTTCCAAGGGCGTACATCACAACACGCCCGATGCCAGAGCCATGACCGGCAAGACACGTCACCAGGTTCCCCACAAATTGCAGCGTTTTACCTAGACACGGGGCACTTACAGCAGGACAAAAAAAAAACTGTCCTCGTACTTAAGGACAAGAACGAACAACTCTTGGCAAACCAGCCTTTGGAAATTTCAGCAGACAAGCCCCCAAGAACCTCTTGGAACAAAATCACCCCGAAAGCCACCCTCCTCTATGAGGGTAAGTCCAAAGAGGGCGGCATATATCAAATTCGTCATAACGCCAACGGAAGAAGATATGTGGGCTCTGCTATGCGTTTCCAGGAACGCTGGAGTACTCATCTAAGGGATCTTCGTAAGGGAAGACACCATAACAAGTTCCTACAAGCTGACTTCACAAAGTCAGGAGAGTCCTCTTTCACCTTCTCTATCCTTGAACTGGTCTCTGGCGGGAAAAGGGAAAGAGAAGAAAGGGAACAGGTTTGGTTGGACCGACTTTGGAAAGAGACCGGCTCCTCTAATCAAAGGTACAACCATAGCCCCAAGGCGGTTATTTCAGAAACAAAGAAACCAAAGGAGAAGAACTATAGGAGTGAAAACTATTGGTTTCTCGGCCCTGACAAGACTGTTGAGTATGTGGTCGAAAACCTTTCGTTTTTTTGTGAACAGCTCGGCCTCCCGCGGAATCGAATGGCTGAATTGGCATCCGGCAAAATCAAATTCTATAAAGGCTGGACTTTGCAGAATGCGCGGGGTCGATTTACAAAACTCACAAACAATGCCACAAAAGAAGAAATCGAAACGAAAGACTTGGACAGTCTCAACAGTCTTGCCAAGAGGCTGGGCATACAGCAATCTCATCTTTCCAAGCTTTTGGCAGGCACCAGAAAGTCCTGTGGCCACTGGAAGATTAAAGGTCGAGAGGTGATATCTCGACCTCACAAGGGAAAAGTTTACTGGCTAACATCACCGGCTGGCAAAGACGTGAAAGTAAATAACCTTAGGCTGTTTGCCTCGAGGCATGCCTTGGAAATTTCTTGCTTGCGCTCCGTTTTAGCAGGAACACAAAAGTCACACAAAGGATGGATGCCGAGAGGACGTTCTCAGGAGCAACTCAAACAATATCACCGTCAGTCCTATAGACAAAAAGCCATGGCAAGAAAAAGAGACCCAAAAACTGGCCAATTTAGCTAGAAATAAAGCCTAAAATCTGAGTTCTGGGCGTGCTATACTAATAACAGAAGCTTTTCGGAGGAGATCACTGTGGGAATCAATGTTCTGAGCCTGTTCGATGGTATGTCATGCGGGCAGATTGCTCTAAATCGAGCCGGGGTGCCCTATGCCACCTACTATGCCTCAGAGATCGACAAGCATTCGATTGCTGTGACTCAGAAGCAGTACCCTTCCACGGTTCAGCTAGGGGACGTGACAAAGGTCAAGGCCAAGAATCTCCCTCAGATCGACCTTCTGCTGGGCGGAAGCCCGTGTCAGGGCTTCTCCTTCGCCGGGAGCAAGCTCAACTTCAATGACCCCCGGAGTCAGTTGTTTTTCGAGTTTGTCCGTCTCCTCAAGGAGTGCAAGCCCAAGTATTTTCTCTTTGAAAACGTCAAGATGGAGAAGATGCACGTCGATGTGATCACCAACTATCTTGGGTGTGAGCCCGTGCTGATCGACAGCAATCGTTTCTCGGCACAGAGCAGGGCTCGACTTTATTGGACGAATATTCCTCTGGGCGAGCTTCCTGCTGACAAGGGCATCCTCCTTGGGGATATCGTTGAGAGCGGTGGTGTTCTCAGAGACAAGTCTCAGACCGTTCTGACGACCCTGTTTAAGGAGAATGCCAAGAGCATGCTCAAGCGTAACAAGCAGGGTCTCCTGGTCGCAGAGGGCCTTCCTAGGGGCGTATACACTCTAGGACTCACGAAGCCGGGCGTGAAGGCACGGAAGTCCAAGAATGTCTCCACGAGCCTTGGAGAGATTAAGGCTGTGGCTCCTGAGACCTACTCCCTCAATGGCAGCCCTGTGGTCTTTCGGAAGTTCACTCCCTTGGAGTGCGAGCGACTTCAGACTGTACCAGAAAGTTACACTGCCAGTGCTAGCATGACGCAGAGGTACCGCATGCTTGGCAACGGTTGGACGGTAGACGTTATCGCCTATCTTCTTAGCGGGCTAACCAAGTAGTCCACTATATTAGAGCAAATCAAGGCTGTCGAGGGCCATGTAGGAGAGATCAGTTCCTCTTACATGGCCTTTTCTCATTAGCTCTCGGAAGCTCTCCAGGGAAATGATCTCCACCGTAAGAAATTCATTGGGGTCCAAGTCCAACTTGGCAACCTTTTGGCAATTCACGGCCACAAACATGTGACGAATCCCTGTGGAGTATGGGGAATAGGGAAGGGAACCTAAGTAGGTCAAAGTCCCCTTGTGGCCGGTTTCCTCCAAAAGCTCCCTCTCGGCTGCTTTTCCTGGATCCTCGCCCTCTCCAAGCCCTCCACCAGGCAGCTCCAATTCCTTCTTCTCGGAGCCCGGCCTAAACTGACGAACGCACACAACGGAGTTGTCATCCCTAAGAGCGAAAATCTGAACCGAGTTCTTGGCACCCTCAAGAATGAACGCTTCCTGAGCCCCATTGGGAAGTTCAAATTGCTTCACCACGAGACGCTTGTCATATCCGCTATCCTTGTGCTGGACAACGTAGTTCTTTTGGGAGAGCTTTTTCATATCCTATTGGATCGTTGAGGCACAAGCTTGTCCATCAGGAGCCTCAGAACATTTTCCTTGACTTTCTTGTAGAAAGGCGTATCCCAGACAATGTCGTCTCTACTATAGACCATGTCCCTCATTGGGGCATCCAAGGCCTTCATAATGCCATCCATGTTCATCCTGGTCATGGCAAGTTGAATTTCCCTGATATGGACTGGCACCATAATCTCGATAACCTCTCGGGCAACCTCTGAGGCCTTGGGCCTCGCCAAGCTTGATTGCATTACTTCCTTGAGTGTTGAGAGGTTTGTTTTCATGGAGTTTTTCTGGGGCCTTTGTTTCACAGAGGCCATGGGCGACCAGTTAGCTGCTTGAACCTCTCCTTGGTCATGTTCTTGAGGTTCAGCTTTTCAATGACGGATTCCACGGTGGCACCTGGCTTCTTAAGTTCCTGTTGAAAGGACTTGCTAGCCATGAGAGCCTCGATCACCGCATTGATCTGTTCTGGTGTGCCTCTGATCTTAAAGGGGAGCTTGGGTGGCTTTGCTGGCAGTCTTCCACCTCTCTCAAGACCTAGACCAACCAAATAGGCTGCCACGCCAGCGAAGAAAATCTTGCCTGCCCAGCTAAGACTTACTTCCTGAAGCTGCTCAGGTTCTTTTTTTGCAGGCTCTTCCTCGGTGGAGATGACGGAACTAGGATCTTTGATTGGGGATTCGTTGGACATGTTTGGCTAGCCTTTGGAAAATCGGAGACCTACGTAATTATCGTCTGGGGCCTAACTATACATAGAAACCTGCCCTGCGTTTGGACTTTCCTAGCACTCTTTTTCTATGGCCTCAAACATCGACACAACCCTTGAGCTTAACAAGCTCCTAGCCCAGCAAAATCAGCTATATGCTGATCAGGCGAAGCTAATGAAGGGCCAGATGGTAATGCTTCGCCAGATGGCTGAGATGCTCAAGAATCTCGACCCAAGAATCCTCGCCGAGGGCTGGGGAGAAATGACCGAGGCCATGCAGGGGGCTGAGGCTGGTCTTGCTGGCATGGGAGGAGCCGGTCAGCAGAGTCTTGGGGACATGAATGAGACCCTGGATTCAGGCGTGGAGAGTATGCTTGAGATGGGCCAGTCCCTTAAGGGGCTTGGTAAGGGGCTCATGGCAATTGCTGGCCCGGCTGCTATTATCGAAACCCTAGGGGATGCCCTCAGCATAGCCGGCTCTGTGGGTTTGGGCCTGGTAAACACAATGATGAGCGTGGCAAGTGCCATAGGCAATGTAGCCATATCCATCATAACGGCTCCCTTTAAGATGCTGAGTACCCTGATGAACAATGCCCAGGGTGGAGGCTCAGGACTTAGAGAGGCGCTGGAGGCAATCAGAAAATCCTTCGGTGACCTCAACACAGGTGCCTCAAAGGCTATCATTGATATTTCCAGGGGAATGACAGGTGAATTGGCTCAGACCGGTTTGAGTACCTATAGGATTTTCGGAAACCTCGCCGAACGTCTTAGGACAATCACTGAGTACGCCACCCAATTGGGTTCGATGTTCAACAACCTTAGGGATTCCCTTGTTGCGAACGGGGAAGCCTTTGGTGCCTATGTAAAGGGCCTGGGTCTAACGGAAAACGGTCTTAAGGGTGTAGGCAGATTGGCCCTGTCAACTGGTAGTACCTTTACAGAGGTAAGCCGTGAAATTACCACCATGGCCTATGGCATGGGTGAGGCCTTTGGCATTAACGGCAGAGAGATATCGGGTGCCGTTGGCGAAATGCTCAATGACGTAAGGAATTTCGGTTCTCTGAGTGTCAAGCAACTCAGTCAGGTAGCCGTCTATGCCAACAGACTTGGTTTGGAGTTCCAGGATCTCCAGGGAACCATTGACCAGTTTGATAACTTTGAGCAGGCCGCCGATGCAGCAGCTCAATTGAGCCAGGCCTTTGGTTTGAACGTTGATGCCTTGTCCCTGATTCAGGAACAAGACCCAGCAGCTAGATTTGAGCAATTGCGTAAGGCCTTCTTCCAGACCGGGCGCTCCGTGGAGCAGATGACTCGTCAGGAAATGAGACTTTTGGCTGCTCAGACTGGTCTTAGCGAGGAATCCGTTAAGCTTGGCTTCTCCCTGGAGAACCAAGGCGTCAACTATGCTGACATTCAAAAACAGGGCGACCTAACACAGAAGAAACAGCTAACCCAGGCCGAGGCCATGCAGAAACTTTCCAACTCCATTGAGAGATTGGTGAAATCTGGTGGTGCTCTCCAGGGCGGGTTCTTTGAGATATTCTTCAAGGGGTTCTTGCGAGGCATATCCATATCCAGAGAATTTAGGGGTATGATGCGAGCCTTGCATCAATCCATGCGAGCTACATTCCAGGCAGGACGACAGCTAGGACAAATCTTCGTTAAGGAATTCCCTGGCGTGAGCGATGTTTTTGAGGGTCTCAGGGACATATTCAACCCTAGCCGCTGGAGAGCCATGATGAAACAGGTCGTCGGGGCCTTCTCTCAGTTCTTCCGTGACATTACCACCAATCCCCAGGCAGGTCTTCAGAGTCTGTATAAGAGACTTCAGGAAGTGTTCTTCAACAACTTCTCTGCAAAAACAGCCGCAGGACGAAGGGTAATTGAGGGCTTTGCCACCTTCTACAAAACCATTTTCCGAGTAGGTGTGGCAGCCATTCAGTTGGGCCTACAGTTCATTTCCAGAACCATATCCAACGCCTTTACCGAGGGCACCACTGAGAACAATTTCGTTAAGAGCGGCATGAAACTCATGGAACGCTTTGCCTCGGCAATTGTGGAATTCCCATGGCGTGAAAACTTCTCCAAGCTAAAGAACGCCCTTCTGGATTGGTTCATTGAGTCAACCAATGGCATTGACTGGAACGTTGTGGCAAACTCGGTGAGCGAGATGCTCCTCGACAGCCTTGCCTTTGCTCTCAGAGCACTCAGGGCGGTTGGCAACATAATCCTCAAGGCCATCAGTGACATAGACTTTGGAACAGCTATGCAACTAGTGGGTGCCGGTCTTCTGGCAGCCCTTGCAAGCGTACTCTGGACTGTGCTTCCTGGAATGCTGCTTGAGGCTGGAACCGTTCTTGTAATGGACTTCCTGTTGCCTGGCATTCTCACTGGTATTGAGATGGCAGGAAGTGCTATCTTCACGGCCATTGGCGGTTGGCCGACCCTGATTGTAGCAGCCCTGGCTGCTGCGGGCATTGCATTCCTTGAGTGGGGTGATGATCTAATGAACTACGCCTCCCAGGCCTTGGATGACTTCGGACCAATGCTTGCCGGTGCCATCGAGGAGTACCTTCCGGTGGTTCTTGAGGAACTTTACGGATTCCTATCCAATCTCCCTGAGCTTTTCGTGGAAGCCATTGAGTGGATCGGCAGTGCCATTAAGTCGAGTGTGGAGTGGCTAATCACCAGCGTCTCTAACCTGTTCTCTGCAAGCGGCAATCTTGACAGTGCCCTAGGTCGCTTCTTTACGAGAATCGGAGCTGCCATCGGTCATGTGTTTGCAGATTTCCTCAAGAATCATTTCCCAAATCTCTATGATGGAATGGTTACCTTCATGAATTTCTTCCGTGGTCTCAGAATCCTTGTTAGCAAGGCCATTGAGCCAATGCTAGCCTGGAAGCGTCAGCACATTGACCCAATCATAACCGCTTTCAGAAATGCAGGAACGGCTATCCAGGCTACATTCACAAGCGTATTCAACTACATTTCGCAAGGGTTCCGAAACCTGGTCGATGGAATAACCAGTATGTGGTCGGGCATCTCTGAGAGAATTGAACCAATCATAACCACCATTCGTGAGTTGCTCAATATCTCCAGCACCCCAGAGGTGCCTGGTGCTGGTCTTTTTGGAAGCTTGAGAAAAAGCTTCCAGGATATCGTTTCTTTGGGCGAACAGAGCCAGACTGCGGCTGCTGCCACGACTCAACAAACCACGGCAGCCATTGCAGCAAGTGCAGAGGCTGCATCCACAGCCGTAAGAACAACCTCAGAACAAACCAATGCGGCCCTTAAGGCCACGTCTCAACAGGCAGTTGCCACGGGTGCAGCCGCAGCAGAGGCTAGCCGTCAGGGTGGAGTTGGTGCCTCTGCCACTGCACCAGCAGGCGGTGGTGGTCTGTTTGATGGTCTCTTTGGTGGGGCTGGCGCACCTCCTGGTGGCGAGGCTATTCAAAGAAAACAGGCCCTTGAGGAACTGACCAGTCTCAGGGTTCCATCTCCAGCACGCGTGGCTCGTATGGAGAGAGACATTATCAGCATCACCGACAGATACTCCAAGGGTATCGTTAACAATGTCAGAGACCTTGTGGCGGCCGTTAACACCGTTACCACCGACCTAAACAGCATTGGAGACTCTCCTCAGAGAATCAACGTCCAGCTTAAGCAGCTAGCCAACCATCTAGGAGTTGGAGCCTCTCAGAGGTTGGAGATACGAAACCGTAACTTCACAATTCAGATGAACGTCAACGTAACACTTGATGCTGACGAGTTTGAGACCGCACTTTCCAGCAGACCTGGCGGCTCCACATTCGTTGTTAGACCGGAGAACGAGTAGTAGAATATGACCAAAGCCCCCACGGAGCCAAAACCTTCCTTGTTTGATGAGATGCTTAAGGATGAGGAATACAGAAAGCTTTTCGATGCTCTACCAGATGACGAGAAGCCCCTACTAATGAACAGTGTAAGACGGTTCGTCGATGACTTTGAAAAATCCCTCGAGGCGATAACAGAAAACATTGACAGACGTACTTAAAATGTATGTCGCAAGACCTTCCGGCACGCACAAGGCTCACTTTGGCCGCACAAAATCGCAGTGTGGTGAGCATTGCCATTACGTCCTCAGATGCGGACGATCACTTTGCTATTGGCCGAGAGGACTACACCAAGGAAACCATGGCGGTGGCTCAGGCTCAGGCCCTAGGGGTAACTGAGGAGGGCAAGTCTCGCTATGGTCTTACCATTGGCGGAAGCATTAAGAGTCTCCAGGTTAACGGATATCCTGCATCCATCGAGGATGGTGGTCCTGGTGGGCGCAACACTTTCTCTGATGAATTCAACGATCCATCGGCGGCCCCAGCCCTTTCGGCCTTCGAGAATGCATCCAATTCGCAGACCCTAGGCTTCAATATCATCAAGGGTAAGGCACTTCCAGCCTCGGAGTTGGATGTTGACTACCAGGAATTCCTTAGGGAGGTCGCCTCCAATCCCTCAGACAACCGTCTGGCCGTGAGTCTTACGAAGCTCGCCGAGGAAAACAATGGTGGATTCACCAGCAAGACTCCCTATCTCACAATTGGTCAGAAAGAGAAGGACACCACAATCGGTAAGGTGGTTCTGCAAAACGAGCCCGGTGTGCATGCTCCTAAGACCTTCCCGGAGACTCGAACCACCGTTGAAATGAAGATGCAGACCCTAAAAAATCTAGGGCTGCAACTTATGCTCAAGGCCAGCGGTGAATACGTCAACATGACGGACCAAGAGGACTTCGCTCAGACCTTGGCAGTCAAGGCCGGTTCCCTTGCTCCTGGTCTTGCAAGAATAGGAGTTAAGATTCCCCTTGTGGAGCTTCAGCCGAAGAATCTCATTCTCCAATCCAATCCCGATTTCACAAAGACAGATTCCTCTCTCCTTCGTCAGGATGACACCCTAACCAACGGATCCTACAACAGCCCATTGGTTCCTTTCGATGGCATTGATACCCGTTCTACCATAGCTGCCTCGGTCATTCTGATTAGCACCCTGGGTCTTCTCTTTGAGACCTTAAGTCGTGTCTTTAGTCCAAGAAACGGTCTCCAAAGCCAATTGGCCAACAGCATCACCAGTCAGGTTAACAACCTTACCATTCAAACAACCAATGACTACACAGAGTGCGTGAGGGTTGGTATGCTTGTGTTCTTTGGCAATGGTAGCTCCAACAGCATTGCCGATCTCATTCAGAGCGGTTTTTCCAAACTCCAAGACTCTCCCGGCTATTACAACACTATTCTCAGAAACCTCGTCAAGTCCCTGACCTATGAAGTAGGCCAATCCCTATTTGCAGCGGCCGTTCCTCCAGGTGTGATTGATGGCCTAGCCGGTCCCTTGGACTCCAACTCTGGTGCAACCATTCGTCCTGCTGGTCTGTCCCAGGACATTGGTGGAAACCTCTTCAAGGCCTTTTCCAGAATCAGTCAGTCTCGCATCGTGGCCTTTATGAACGTTCTGGCCAACCTTGGAGACCTCCAAATCAGTCTCAGGGATCAGGCCGGTATGCTAGAGGCCGGTGGAAGGGTGACTTCCCTGGATGCTCAGATTTCTGACGTTTCAGGAGAGGGAGCTAAGGAAATCGTCAATCCCTCTGCTCTAATAAGACGCAACAGACTTTCCTCGGCTGCTCAGCAAAAGCTTGGTTTTGCAAATCTTGGTCCATTGGCCTGGGGCTCCTCCACAACTCCATCGGTTTTCATACTTCCTAGGTCCATCATTCAGGCTGCCAATGATCTTGATGGTTCTGGCACAACCCTTGAAACCAGATTTTCCTCAGATCCTAGCATTCGTATTCAAACGGATGAGCGTTCAAGAATTGCACCTGAGGTTGTACAGGAAATCGAGGACAATCTCGAGGCGAGCTATGTTCCCTTCTACTTCCACGACCTCAGAACCAACGAAATCATCTCTTTCCATGCCTTTCTGACCGAAATGTCCGATGGGTTCACGGCCGAGTACAGCGAAACCTCCGGCTATGGCCGTGTTGGCAAAATCTTCACCTACAAGAACACCGATCGCTCCATTTCCATGGGTTTTATGGTCGTGGCTACCTCGGATGCGGACTTCCAGAGAATGTGGTGGAAAATCAACAAACTCGTTACCACCGTGTATCCTCAGTACACGGCCGGAAGGACCATAGAATATCAGGGTGAGAAATTCATCCAGCCTTTCTCTCAACTTCCTAGTGCCAGCCCCTTGGTACGCATCCGTCTTGGCGATGTTTGGAAAAGCAACTACTCCAAGTTTGCCTTGGCAAGACTATTCGGCCTAGGTCAGGGTCAGGATAAGTTCTCTCTGAATCAGAGCAACATAGACACCGAGAGAACCAACAATGAGCAACTTCGTGAGAAGATTTCTCTTGTCAGGGCTCGTATGGCCAGAAACGACTTCAGCGTCAACGAGAGATTCTATTTTCAGTACACTGCCCCATCAGCCGCAGGCAGACGTGCACGGAGAGGAGTGGATGCGATGCCCCTAGGTGCTCCTGAAAGCTCCTACGTGCTTCATATGGTTGCAACAGAGGGCGTGACAGGTACCCCAACTCCAAGCCCCGCAGGGAGCCGTACAGGAGGTCGTGCGGCTAGTGCAACCCAGCCTAGCCCAACCCTGACCTCGGGTCGTTACCTGATGCGTGTTGTTTCCAAGGAGCCTGGAACTGGAAGCTCTCAGGACACTGGTCAGGCCCAGACAACCTCAGATACAATCCTCTACAAGCTTCGAATTGACGATGCCTCCTCTGGGGATCGCTCTAGGGAATACTATCTTAGACTTCCAACAACTCCCTCGGCTACTGAGGTGCAACCCCATGAGGTAGCACATGTTACCATCTATGAGGACGACGTTCAGGCGGCTGCAACTCAACTTCAGGGACAAACTTCCACGACCGAAATCCAGGACGAGGAAAATACCACGAGTCTGGTGCAAAACTTCTTTATCTCCAAGGGTGACAACCAAAATCCAATCTTCAAAGCCTTTGAAACCACCGCTGGACGAGGACTGGCCGGTTTTATTCGAAGCATCAAGTTCGATTGGGCGGAGTCAACTTGGTCAGTGGACGGATTTAATGGTAGAGCACCTCAGATGCTCAAGATTGCAATTGAGTTTGCACCTATCCATGACATTGCCCCAGGCATTGACAACAATGGATTCAACACTGCACCTGTGTACAGAGTCGGTGAGTTGTCGGATGCTCTCAACACCACCACTCACAGAGACAAAACCGAGAATGATGCTCGAAGAACACGTTGGAACACTCTAAATGGTGAGTCGGCTCTTAGGAGAAATCCAAGCTCATTCAGAAGATCGGTTGGCGGTGGACCAGAGGGTAATGGCTGAAAAGGAACGGAACTAAATGGCTGACATTAGACGATATGCAAGAGCACCGATACTTCTGTTTGGAAAGAAGTACGGTACTAGCACTGCCATCCTTGCCATAAGGACAAATGTACAAAATGGCAACATTCGTTTTACGGACCTTGTGTCGCAGGAGAACGAAAGGCTTGATATTCTGGCAGGTCAATTCTATGGCGAGGCCAGGCTATGGTGGGTCATTGCCGCAAGCTCTGAAATTGGTTGGGGACTCCAGGTCCCACCTGGTACTGTCCTGAGAATCCCGAACATCGAGGACTGCGCCAAATACGTTGGTTGAGACTTATGCCGAGCAGGGAACAGAAACTACAAAGGGCCGTCAACACCCTTACCAAATACTTCGGGCTTCACAATGCTGTAAGCCTGGCTGCTGCCATTGTCAATGAGCAGCAAAGAGGTACCGGCACTGTGGGAGTTGGCGGAACTGGGCTTACCACAGCCCAACAATCCCAGTTGGCCTCTGTTGAGGGTACCTCCGGGGCCTCTGAGTCGTCTGCTGAGATTTCTCCCGATACTGTAATGAGTGAGATCATCACCCTGATGATTGACACCTCGGAGGGCTCCTTCACAGCCCTTGAGCTTGCAAGAAGAATTGCACGCCAGATGGAAAACGCCTCAGAGGAAACCAAAAGTAGGGTTAGACAGCTAATCCAGTTCTATGGCACCACGGATGACTCCTTCCGTACCATTCAGAATCCAACCAATCCAGACGACTTGGTGACCGTCAATGACATGCTGAGCTATGCAGAAGGCCAGGGTGCAACCATTAACGGAAACCAGACAAGTCCACCCTCCAAGGAAAAGCCAGGTCTGAGTATCCTATTTTCCAACTCCAAGAGAGTATCTCAGGTTTCCAGACACTCCAATGCCGTTACGATTTTCATGAATGGCATTCCAACCATTGAGATTGCAAAGGCCGTCCCATATCTCAATATCGATTTTCTGTTTGCAAGGCCGCCAGTCAGCGAGGACAATCGTCTCCAGACTCCAAGCCTATTGAAGTTTTTGAACGGTGCCGACCAGATTCCATCCAGCAACACCCCTGGCGAGGTAAAGCCCTACCGTTCTTTAGCTCTTGGAAATCAGATCACCCAGGAAGTCACCGTGGATAGGCAGACAACCCAGGAGCCCTTTGCCCTGGCTGGTATGGAAATGTTCACCTCTCCTCAAACCCTGGTCAATGCCAATGAGGTTGACAGGGAAGAGAACAGAAGCAACCCCGTGTTGGACAAGTTCCGTCCATTCATGACCATCAAGGACTTTGAGGTGAACATTGTGGGCACCACGGGTCTGGCAAACTATAAAACAGGCAAGCTCACTGTCATTCTCCATGATCGCTCTAGGTTGGCCGACGTGGCCGATTTCGTAAGACCAGACCTTTATGGTAGAACGGAACTGCTTATAGAGTACGGTTGGAGCCACCCAGATGGTGAGAACAGCAGTATCGAAAATCCCTACGGGGATCTGATCAATGGAATGCGTTGCAGTGAGAAATATGGCGTTCGTAACTCCTCCTATACCTTCGATGAGGCAGGTCAGGTCATCATTACTCTTGACCTCTACATGCGTGGAGGAGTGGACACTTCTACCGAGCTGATTTCCTCGGATGATGAAAGCATTGGCGATGCCCTGAGGGCAGTTGAGGAACTCCAGCAGACAATCTCTGAAATCCGTCAGCGTTCTTTCCAACAGGGAACGAGAACGAGGGAAGTGCGAGGCATTCAGATATTGGATGCAGCCCAGGATGCCCTGGCTCACTCCATTCTTAGCTCCGATCTAAGGACCGAACTTAGAACCTTCAGGAGAACCCTTACAACAAGTGCCACCACACCAGACGTTAGTCGTCTAAGGCAAAGCCTGGAAGACCTCTTTGGAACAGAACAGGAATTGGGTGCTAGCAGAAGAAGCGGAACCACTGCCCAGGGAGCAGTGGGTCAAGTTAGGGCAACCGTGCTTGGTTCAGTTACCAGAAAGGTTCAGAGAATTTCGCAGTATCAACCCGACCCTTTCCTGATTGAGAATTATCCACCAGGTGCTCCCACGCCGGGCTCCTCAAGACAGGTAGTCGGCCTCAGGGGAGTTGCCGCAAGGCAACAAACACGCTATCGGGAGAACTTCGGAACCGAGGTAGCCCCAGGAGCCAAGGCCAGCCTTGCGACTCTTCTGCTTCACTTCATTGGAGAGCCGCTGGCCAACACACGCAAATTCGATGATGTTCAGCTCATTTTCTACCCTTTCAACACCAGGGCAGGATATGCGGCCAATCTGAACATCGGTAACTTCGAAGTGGACCTTTCCTACTTCTCCCAGGAGTTTGCAAGACTCCGACTCGCAAACATTTCTCGTTCCTCCAATATGAACCTTCGAGAGTTCATGAATTTCGTTGGTCAGGCTCTTTTGGATGATCCCGCAGCACGGTCCTATGGTTTGTTTTCAACTGAGGGTGCTTTCTATAGAGAAGTCTATGAAGAAGGAAACGTCAGAAGCACCGAGGCTGTAGACGAGGTTCCTCGCCTACAACAAAGAACCCAAGAGAGACTTAGGGGAGTTACTCCCGATGGAACATTTGACATGCCTCAAATCGAGTTCTATCTTGAGTGTTTGCCAGAAAAGATTGCAACTGAGGACGGGCAAGATTCTCATGTCGGGCAAGCCAAGAGCATTCTGAGGCTTCACATTTACGACAGAAAGTCAACCTCCTATGAGTCCCTAGGGTCTCTCCTGGCCTCGGCACGAGAAGGCGAAATGGCAGCCGTGGGAAGAATCCCAGGCGGTCAGCAGGGCAATCCAAACGTAACAGCGGCCTCTGCACAGGATCAGACTGCTTTCATCGAAACAGCCGAAAGGTACAACCTGATCGAGGCCATTGAGGGTACGGATCCCCCGATGTATCGAATTAATGGCGGTCCTAGGAAGCTCAAGAAATTCCTCTACAGGACAATGCCCTACATGATCTATGGGGCAGCAGGTTCTCTTATCAAGGCAGCCAATGTAAGCTCTCAGCAAAATCCAGAGCTAGCAACCATCAACATGCTCCGCTCCTTTAGGAGATCCGAGCTTCAACCCAATGGTGAGCTTCCTGGCGGGCTACCCATGCGTATCATTCCAACAGAGCTTACCATGCAGACAATGGGTTGCCCTCTGTTTGTGTACACCCAACAGTTCTTTGTGGATTTCCAGACTGGTACCAGCGCAGACAACATTTATGGAATCACCGGGCTAACCCACAAAATCACTGAGGGCGAGTTTTCTACAGACGTAAGATTTGCTCCATTTGATGCCTATGGTCGTTATGATTCCTTTGTAAACAGGGTGTTCAATGCTCGGCAGATTCTTGCAAGCATAGAAACCGAACAAAGAGAGGCTCAGGCAGATGGCGGGGCCTCTGCACCTGGCGGGCTTCCAACCACCATCACAAGAGACTCTGGTCGCTAAGGGCTGAATTCGACCCATGGCCACGGTGTATTTCCTTTAATTCGCAAGCCAGTGTAGCATATGCTTAAGTGAGCATGGCAAAATTCGTCATCACTACCCGCCTCTTTGAGGCGTATACTGACAAAAATTCGGACGAAAACCTTAAGGGTCGTTCTGAACTATTGGCATGGGATGGTCGTTCACTTCGAACCATTAACGGCGACAAGTGGTACTGGGCCTCAGAGTGCAAGGACCCTTCCTACTGGAAATTTGTACATGAGGGCGAACTTGAGACCCTTGGAGACCTAGGTAAGGTTGCTCGCACATTCCATTTTACGGTACCAGACCTAGTACCTGAGAAGTATATGAAGGCACGGGCGAAGTTGGCCGAAAATGTCATAAACGCCAAGTGGAGGCTACTTTTAGACTCGAAACAGCTTGCTCGCTTCATGCCTCCGAAGATATACTGGAAGTCCTATATGGACTTCTGTAAGAAGTTGAGTGATGAGTTGGATAGGTGCTCCCTCGAATATTATAACAGTCTGGAAATGCCGTCTTTCACGTTCTCCAAGATTGATCTCAAGGCCTATCGTGAATTGATGGCTGATCCAAACACTGTTAACAAAGCAGTCTTGAAATCGTTCAATCTTTGGGCCAATGCCTCGGAGGAAGCTCTTGAGGCTCACCTCGATCCCGTGACCTACACAAGAGAAAAGACCAGAACAGGGAGATTGGTGGTCGATAGCGGACCAAACATCCTTACTCTTAAGAAGGAGTATCGAAAACTCTTCAAGTCCTTTCATGGAAAGGAAGGTAAAATCTGGTCTTTCGATTACACCTCTCTGGAGCCTAGAGTTCTGCTTCTCTTGGGTAGAGCAATTAAGAAGCATCCTGATTCTACTCCCCTAATTGGTAGCCTTCCACGCGACACAATGGCACAGGACCTTCCTCAGGACATTTACCTCAAGGTTTTGGAGGACTTAGGGTTATCTGGTAAGATTCCGAGGAATATCGCCAAAACCGCCATCCTGGCAACCCTTTATGGACAAAGCGAGTACAATGCCTCCAAGGCTCTGAAAAACCACATTTCCAAACCTGAGGACTTCCTTGCGGCCATCTCCGACTACTTCGGGGTGGAGGCCCTACAGAAAAGTCTGGCTAGGGATTTGGTGTATTCAAACAGGAATCAGATCAAGAGCTACTACGGGAGAATCATCCCCTGCGAGGACACGAGGCCCACATCGCTTTTAAACTATTACGTTCAGGCCACAGCGGTTGACGTGGCCCTCAAGGGGTTTTGTAAAATCCTAAACCGTTTAAACAATGAAGGTCTCTATGCTAGTGTTAGTCCAAAGTTCTGTCTGCATGATGCTCTGGTCATGGACATTAACAACGAATACGACTACCTGATCCCCCAAATAGAGAACGTGGGCTCCAAGAGAATCCCCGGCTTCGATGGTGCCAACTTCTTCCTGAGGGTACAGGAATTCGTGCCCTCCACTTCCACTCCCTCTCAGGAGGAGGAAGAAAAGGAAGTCTCTGAGTCTATCACTGAGGATGCACATGTTTGAAAAAGGCGACTTTACAAAGAAGAAGCTCGAGAATAGACGCAAGCAGCAATGCTATGACTTGTTCAAGAAGCTCAGGGCAGCCCGAGATTCAGGGGAAACTGTCTATTTCAACGCCGCTCATCCAGACACCACCAAGGTAATTCGCTGGAAAACCGTACACTCAGATGAGGCTTCACGTTTTTCTGTTTGCCTATATCGAAGGCAAGTGGTCGTTTTGGATGAATGGGCTGAAAAGGATGGTAAGTTTCACACTAGGGCAAACGGCCCAATTTGCGCCTCACATCTAGAAGATTTCGGGTTCTGTATACCAGCTAGTAGCCAAAAGAAAGAAGAGTAAACATGTCAAACTGGAAAAACAACAACGCTTCCCAACAGAAGGAAGACAGCGCCGCCCTTATCACCAAGATCAATGAGAATTGGGGTAAGTTCTCCTCAATTGTTGGTCGCATCGAGAACACTGAGGTAAGAGAAGGAGCACTCAAACTCTGTGACGACCTCCATGATCGTATGGCCGTGTGCCCGGCCTCCACGAGGACTGAGTATGTGGGATGCTTCACTGGTGGTTTGATTTGGCACTCTCTCAACGTTCTCAAGATTCTTAAGGGGATGCGTGAGTCCCTGGAGCTTCAGGATGATGTTCACGCCGACTCCCTTATCATCATGGGCCTCTTCCATGACATTGGTAAGATCGGAAACACCAAGGAGGACTACTACCTTCCTCAGACCTCCGACTGGCACCGCAACAAGGGAATGCTATTTGAGCTTAACACCGAGTTGAGTGCAATGCCCGTTTCCACCCGCTCCTTGTGGTGGCTCAATCAGTACAACATTCCCCTGAGCGAGAATGAGGTCCACGCCATGGTTTCTCTTGCAAAGACACCGGGCGAGAACATCTCCTTCAACCCCTCTCTCAAGGATCCATGGGAAGCTTTCATGCTTCAAACGGCCGTGCGAGGAGCATGCCTTAAGGGACACGGAGTTACCTCGGTTTACTGACCTTTCAGGCCTAGGGTGGCCGTTTTTTCTGGTTCTGGAACCTACTTACTTGCTAGAGGAACGAAACCTATGAAGATCACGGCCACTAAGCTTAGTGAAATCATCAAAGAGCAAGTGAAAAAGATTGTCTCGGAGGCTCCCGTAAAGAAGCCAGATCCCCTGGAGGCCGCAAAGGCTCTCCTGGCCGACATGCAGAAGGCACTTGTGTCTGGTGACCTTAAGGCCGTGAGCGATGAAAAGCTCGACAGCCTTCGCTCGGCAATGAGAAGTGCTCGTGCAAAGAGTGCTGCCGCAAGTCGTTCCCCTGAGAAGAAAGCAGCAGCTTCAAAGAAGGGCGCCGAAACAAGAGCCACTCGTAAGGGCGAGCGTGATGAATTCATGCAGAACTACAAGATCGAGCAGGAACGCAGAGAGGCAGCCCTGGCTGACCGCCGGAACAAGGGTCTTCTTCCCTTGGTTGTCATTGCTCACAATGGTGAGCCAAATAAGAAGTTCTATGATATGATGACGAATCACGTTATGGGACCAGATGGCTTTTCACTTCCCAAGTTCGCTCTAAAAGATGAATTTGTAAATCGAAAGTTCAACCCAGCCACGAGGGATATGATTGTCAATGGTGCAGAATCAATCTTTGATCCTGAACTGATGGACCACACGGGAAGGGGCGTTCGACGCAGCCCAGCCCTGCGTGGATCGACCTCTGGTCTCTCCGGTGGATGGAATTCATAACCTATCATAGGCCTATGACGACTACTAGCAAAACAGACAAACAGCCCAAACCGAAGAAGAAAAAGTCCATGCCGACTCCAACGCCTGAACAAACACAGGCAGCGGAGTCAATGGTGTTGACTGGTGATTGTCTTACGGTTGTGGCCTCAATGCCCTCGGATTCCTTTGACTCCATTGTCACGGATCCGCCCTATGGGCTTTCCTTCATGGGCAAGGCCTGGGATCATCAAGTCCCGGATTCCTCCTATTGGAAAGAGTTTCTAAGAGTGGCAAAGCCAGGAGCACACCTTGTGGCCTTTGGCGGGACGCGAACGTGGCACCGGCTTGCCTGCGCCATCGAGGATGCAGGATGGGAGTTGAGGGACACGCTGTCTTGGATGTACGGGCAAGGGTTCCCGAAGTCTCTCGACGTGAGCAAGGCGATTGACAAGGCGGCGGGGGCAGAGCGAACAGAAGTTATCGGCAAGCGACACCGCAACGTAAAGCCGTTTGATGACGACAACGGTTGGAACGCTAACGGAACTACTGGCGACCACGCCTACACCGCCCCCGCCACCGACGCCGCCCGCCAGTGGTCCGGCTGGGGCACCGCGCTCAAGCCCGCGTGGGAGCCGATCATCGTCGCCCGCAAGCCGCTCTGCGGCACCGTCGCGGAGAACGTGCTGCGCTACGGCACGGGCGGGATCAACGTGGATGGGTGCAGGGTGGGGACGGAGGCGGTGACAATCAACACATGGAATGATGGCGCAAAGCCATTTGGCGGGGGTGCGGGGCATGAATACACGGGCCGCACCGTGCAAGGCCGCTGGCCCGCGAACGTCGTGCTTGACGCGGAGGCAGCCCAGGCGCTGGATGAACAAACTGGCACACTTACTTCTGGAAAGGTGACCAAGACCTACACCAGAATAACGCGGAATAGCGTTGCCCTGGGTACAAAGGAAAGAAACCTGTCTCCAAACAATGTGTATTCTGACTCCGGTGGAGCCTCTCGTTTCTTCTATGTCGCCAAGGCCTCTACCGCAGAGAGAACCCATGGTGGCAATGTTCAAAACACTCACCCTACTGTGAAGCCCGTTGCCCTAATGCGCTGGCTTTCTAAACTCATAACCCCACCAGGTGGCAAGGTACTTGAACCCTTCGCAGGAAGTGGTACCACCATCGTTGCCTGTCTTGAGGAGGGTTTCGAATGCCTGGGCGTGGAGCAAAGCACTGAGAATGCAGCCATCGCCAAGGCTCGTGTGGCTCTCACTTTGGCACAGCAATCGGCCCCTCGCTCCAAAGGGAAAATATAGCATTTTCCCTGGGAAAACTAGGGAAAAATTCGACACTGACGAGCGTCTCTCGTAATGAATTTAAGAGACAACTCTGGTTGGTGTAACATATTTAGAGTACAGAGGTTCCATGAGGGCTCCACTCCAATAATGGACAAAAGCCCACTTTTTCCTCTGTTTTAAAGACCCTTCGGGGCAAGTAGGTAAGACATGTCATATAATCTGAACGCAATCAAGAGCAAGATCGAACAGCTTTCTGGTGCGAAGAACAAAAAGAGCGGCGATGGTGGAAACCGTGCAAGGATCAACTGGTTTAAGCCAGGTCTAGGTCAGCACGACGTGAGATTCCTCCCCTACCAGGATGCAAACGGTCAGCCTTTCCAGGAGGTTGCCTACTACGATAGCAAGCTCCTTAGCGAGATGCGTTTCGTTGCACCCACGCAGTTTGGTATGAAGGATCCCGTGTTCGAGCTTCTGACCGAGCTCAAAAAGGACCGTAGCAAGGAGGCTTGGAGCCTTTGGAAGAACCTCACTCCCCGTGAGCGTTACTATGCTCCCATCATCGTAAGAGGTGAGGAGGAGAAGGGCGTTCAAATCTGGGAGTTGAATGGTCGCCTTGTCAAGGACATTTACAGCATCCTAGCCCACCCGGACTACAAGGATGAGAACCTCATGGACCCTGAGAAGGGCTATGACTTCACCGTGATGGTGAGCCCAACCGACAAGACCTTCAATGGCAATGCGGTCAAGGAGATCAAGCTCCAGCCACGTCGCAAGCCCTCGCCCCTGGCCGAGAAGGATGCCGACAGAGAGAAGTTCATCGCTGGCATTCCTAACCTTGAGGCCTACTTCAAGGCTCAGGTGAAGACCGATGAGCAGATGGCAACCATGCTTGAGAACTTCCTCAACAGCAGCGACACCGGATCGGGCGTGGAGGTCGTCTCCACGACTTCCCTCGAGACCACCGAAAGTCAGACAAAGACGCCTGCGGCTTCCACGGAGAATTCTCCAAAGGTGAAGAAGGCCCGCAAGAGCATTGACGATGCCTTTGACGACCTGTGAGTCATTTCCCCTGAATTCAGGGGACAAATGAAGAAGTAAGCACGCCTCCGAGTCATTTGGAGGTATCACGAGACCTGAACGGAGCCACGAGCAATTGTGGCTCTTTTCATTTCCACCGTCAACTGCTTTAAAGCACATAGCAAGACAGAGTATGATTTGAGTTCGATAGAGGTTCC